TACCCTGGGCTATGAATTGACTCCTAGTCTTTAGATTATCACCATTCCATATTTGATAAGGGATTGTTCCTAGTACAACTCCTGCATTACTATTATTAGCACCCGCTGCATGTTGATATATATACTGGGTAGTAGCCTTTTTACCCCCTAACATATTAGTACCTAAGGCAGCCTCAACCTTTTTAGCTGCTGCAATACCATTAGCACCTTGTAAATTAGGTGATACTAAACTATGAGTATTAATAGGTATACCTCCTAAAGATGCGGCACTCTGACCTTGTTGTTGTGCACCTAATAAAGCCATTTGATTTTGTAAATCCAAGTTTGATTTAAACTTAGCCAATCTTTCTTGTGAAGCTTCATTAGCCGAAATATCCCAAGCCTTATTATTAACTTCTGAGTAAGAAGTGCCACCAATAGCACCATATAAACCATCTAATATAAACTTAGAAGCTCTTTCCTGATCAGCAGGACTATATTGTTGTAAGTTATTCTCTGACCATATATTACCAAATATCTGTTGTAATTCCTTAGGACCATTACCAGCTACTGCTGCCATAATCTGTGTAGGAGTATAACCCATTTGCTGTGCCTTCTCATAGAATTGCCCTCCTAATATACTCTTATACTGTGGTTGATTAGCTAGTTTAGCTAATTGAGAGGATAATTGTGCAGATCTTGCTGTTAATTGATTACCACTGATACCATTAGCAGTTAAGTTAGGATCCTTCAAATACTCATCTACTGATATTGTATTAGCAGGTCTTTGATAGATCATAGTAGGATCTTTTGCATACATATCTGCCTGTTGTTGTACATCCTTTTGTTTCTTACTTACTGCAAGTTCTATAGGTAGTATACTATTATTAAAGGATTCCCTAGTCTGTAATAAAGACTGTTTTGTATTGGGATTTAACCCATTATCAGTTAAGTTTGATATATTACTGGATAATTGATTATAGTAATCATTATACATTTTATAAGCAGTAGGATCTGTTTGCTCATTCAAATAAGCCTTAGCAGACTGTGCTTGATTTTGCATATCTGAGAATTTATCCTCTACTGCACTTTGAGCCTGTGTAGCTTCTGCCACAGGTTGCATATATTGAGAATAACTAAATGGTTGAAACTGACTATTTAATGCTAAGTATGCCATATTATTTATTTAAATTGTTAGAAGTCTTCTTTGCTAAAGCATCCTTCTCTTGTTGACTTAACTCTGATAATCTTTTATAAGCAACTTCTCCATTTGAACCCATTAAATAGGAGAATGCCGGATTACTATTAACAGCATTTTTCCAATAAGTATCAGTACCTATATTACCTAAGTTGGTTAATGTACCACTTAAGTTATTAGCTTTTGCCTGAGAAGACATTGTATTAGCTTGTTCTCTTAACTGAGCTTGATACATTCTACCTCTTAATGCCATATCCTGATTACTTTGATTCATAGAAGCTGCTTTCATAGCTGCATCACTATTAAATTCATTAGTACCTCTATTAAAGTTAGCTACTTGCATCTTCTGGTTTAGATTTTCCTCCTGTGCTTGTCTAGCTAAACCCCCTACAGAATTACCATAATTATAATTAGCCGCTAGTATTCCTGCTTGTGCATTTGCTCTATTACCACCTGAATTATTAACTAAAGCTGATCTAGTTGAACTAGCCTGATTACCTAATTGATTCTGATAAAACTGAGTATCTAGTGGGGTATAACCTAAATAATTACCTACTGAAGGTACATTTACATTAGATATATGATTCACTTGATTACCTATCATATTAGCACTATTATAATCAGGTTTGTTAGTAGTACCTAATGTATCTGATAATGCCATCATACCCATTCCTATGGCAGGTGCATATCTTAATGCAGCTAACTTTGATGGAGTTGGACTATTATAAGTTTTAGGGTAAGATGCTGTTACAGTTGCTTCTGGTAGGGTTTGGTAATTATTACTTGGTAAGGTCTTTAGCATATCAGGTACAAATTGATTTATAGGATTAGATGCTAAATTATTAGTAGCTTTATTAGCACCATTCCAATTAGTCCACTGTGAATAATCATTAGTGGAATTATTTGCATAAGGTATATCTAATGAAGAACCATCTGCATGAGAATGTACCTCAGGATTTGCTTGTGCTTTAGCCATTCTTTGTAACTCTTGTACTGCTTGTAATTTCTGCATATTTGCTTTTAAACCATTGTTACTAATAGGATCAAAGGGTCTTTCAGAAGACTCTTTACTTAGATACTCTGCACCTTTTGCAAATGATTTACCTTGTAGAGAATTATTTAATCCAACTATATCTAATAGTTGAGAATCAGGTGCATGCCTATTACTATATATATAATTATTGTACTTAACCTCACCTTGTTCAACTAAGTTTGGTTTACCATCACTAGCATTACCTTGAGGAATACCACCTAAAGGATTCTGTTCATGGGTTCCTCCTGCATCAAATGTAGTTACCCCATTAGAGAATATACCACCATCAGTATTACCTAGGTTACCACCATCAGCTTTAGAGTGGTCCAAATCAGGGTATTTTGCAAATACTTTAGCTCTGACATCAGGTCTATTATGTAGTCCTGCTAATCTTAGAGCATCAACAGCATTTGCTTTTGTAGGAATTGGATAGGATCTATTACTCCCTGCAAAATCAGAACCTACTACAAATGGATAGGGGTTTTCACTTGAGCCATAATCATCTTTTCTTGATAAATTGCCACCATCTGCATGACTATGATTAAAGTGTCTTGCATTTAAAGCAAACTGTGCTCTTTTTCTAGTTAAAGGATTACTGCTATGTGCTAATTCACTGAATGATTTACCTGTTCTCTTAGAAGTTGCTGTTAGCTTACCCTTATTAGCAGGGTCAATATTTATGGACCCACCATTAGCCATTATATTCAATTGTCCTCCATTTGCTGATGTATTAGGTATCCCACTTAAGATAGGATTACTATTCACAAATGTATTGGGTACTTCTAATGGATTACTATCAACTATCTCATTATTAGGAGTATTTACCTGTTGATTAGGTATATTATTTAATATAGGTTGTATATTAAAAGGTTGACTACTTACCTGCTGTATATTGTCTACTGGGGTAGTATTTGACCCTCTAAATAGACCCTGTTCATATAATCTTCTCTTAGTAAGACCACCCATATTAGGTCTATTTATACCAGTATTTATACTACTTGCTACAGTATCTAATATAGAACTATTGTCTGCATTAGGATCTAACTTAGACATTAATGGTACTATATTACTCTTATAAGTAGATGGTTTTACATTATAATAATAAGAGAATAAAGCATCCTTTTGATTCTGAGATAACATATTAAAGTTAGGAGTTACAGAAGCAACCTCCTTGGCTTTAGTAGTTATAGGGGTGTTACTCTTCATAGAACTCCCCTCCCACTTTGATATCTTAGACCTTATTAAGTCTGAAGGATTATAGTCTAAACTTCCTCCATCTGCATATTCTAATTTAGGTGCATAATACCTATTTACAGTATTATTATATAAATAACCACCATTTGCATGATAATTAGCAGATAAGTCTTCCACTGTATTAGTATTTATATTATTAGCTGTATTAGTTAAATTCCTATTCATTGTCATATTAGCCTGATCAATTTTATTATTTAATTGATTAGTCTTGCTAGAGGCAGCATTACTAAATAATCCCTGGGATCCTACTTGAGATCTTGATACATGAGATAAATCAGTCATATTACTTTCATCATTTAATAGTTGATCTGCTGAGGTAGCATTTGATACAGTTGACTTTTGTTTATCAATACTATCATTAGTCTGTTGTACAAATTGTTTATTAATATTACTACCAAAAGCTGTGTTTACTAAACCACCTACAGTAGATACTGCACTTCCAATTAAACCACCTACACCAGGTATTGCGGAAGCAAGTGATCCTACTTTAGACATAGCATCCCCTACACCTGAAGTATTACCACTACTATTTAATAAACCTGTAACAAGACCAGAACCTATTGAAGCCCCAGCATTAGCTAAAGCCATTCCTCCCTTTGTTAATCCTAATGCACCTGTTTTAGGAGCTATTGTAACTCCATTTGCAGTAGTTCCTTTATCACCAGTCAATGAATTGCCTGTAGTATTGAGCCAACCAAGTAATCCACCACTAGCATAACTATGTCTAGTATTAAGATTATAAGGTTTATCCTGTCTTATTGCAAACTTTCTATTCATATCTAATTAATTTTATAATGCAAATATACTTATTATTATCAGTATAACCAATAATTATTAATAAAGTAATAAGGATAAACAACAGAGTATGTTATTTATCCTTATGTAGTTTTATATAGTAAAGCTAACATTTATATCATGTAACTCCCCTTTATATGTAGAAGGAGATGTATTAGTTAGCTTTATAAATGCCCAAGGATTTCTTATCCTATCAATACCTTTAACACCTAATAAAGTGTCCTTATCTCTAGGTACATAAGCCCTCCATATTCTATATTTCTCCTTTAGATTTGATGCAGTTCCTAAAGTATTAGTTAATATAGTACTACCAGACTGGTATTCATTCCAAACATCTAATTGATTAAACATTGGAGAAGTCTGTAATGCATCTGATACTTTTAAATCCGCTCTAAATTCAACTGTATTGAATATCTTATCATAACTTTCATATGGATTAGCTATAAGAGTTATATAGTAAGGTTGAGTAGTACCAAAGAAACTATTATAGTCCCCACTATTTATCTGCCATAACTTATTATTCTTAAAGGCAATTAAGTTTTGATTTAAATTAAATATAGCTGGTACTGCATTATAACTATAGAATGAGGTAAACTGTTGCAATAACTCTGAATATCCTAAACAATAAGAGTTATTGGCAAAGTATATATCATTATTATTCTTATCATAAAATGCTCTAAAATTAGGCATTGTAGAAGGGTTCCAATTATCCATAGTTTCCTGTGAACCAATCCATTGTCTAAAGCCCAGTCTATCAGATAAACTAGTTAATGTTTGACCATTAAATATATATAGTGAATTAGTTATATTATCAATAAAGTATATACCTGATGCAGTAGTTATTATAGACCATCTATTATTACAACCTACTGTATTACTTAAATATACTTTACCAGATACTTTCTGACCATTAGTTATTTGAATAGGAACCCCATCTGATGATGATATTTGTACTCTTGCATTAAACAATATATCACTTAATCCCCTCTCTTGAAAACAATATATCTCATTATTAAGTTTATTAAGTGATGTAATTTCCCCTTTATCTCCGTCAAGATCTAATGTAGATGCCATTGTTATATTAGTCCAAGCATCAACATCACTACCTAAAGTTTTCTCAGTAGACCAAGTAAGAGTATTAGGAAAATAATTAATATCCAATTTATCATGATTTACTCCATTATAGTTAAAGAAGTTATTCTTTTGATTATATACAGGATTAAATAGATTAAAATTAGTAGGAGTCATTGTTAAATTACTATTCATCCCCCTATTTCTATCATACCTTGCATCTAGGTTAATTCTAGTTTCACACATAAATGAACCTATTTCAACTATACTATTTTGATCATTCTGTGTAAATGGGTATGTTTTTAAACAGTCATATCTCTGAAAGAATGTATCTCCTTTATAATATAGTAAATCTACACTTGACAAGGTATTACCTGAATTATCCTGTAATGAAACAGGTTCCCCTGCTGGTATCCAACTATTATTAATAAAAGCTTCCTCAGTCTGCCCACCAAATCTATTAGATACATTATCTCTATATAGTTCCCCTAACCATAAATAACCATAGTCTGGTTGTACATTAATAGTATCTTGAACAGAAGGTACCGATGTATGTAATACTATATTAGCTACACTGGTACTAGTATTGATACTAGTCATATCAAAATATTTACTATCGGATGTTTTTAATTTAAGACTAATATCAGTTGATGTATATAAAGTCCAAGTATTGACCCCACTAGGTTGTGTTATTATATAAAAAGTCCCTGTATAGGTTTCAATACCTGAAGTTAAGTCAGTGTTATGATAAGTATACATAAGCAATGTATCGAATATACTATCTGAAGGGGTTGGCATTGTACTACCTGATGCTAATAAAGTAAGACTATGGTTATACTCTACAGTACCCCCTGGATTATAATTAGGATTCCAACATTGATGATAGGAACTTGGTATTGCAGAAATTGCATTAACAGATTGCCCACTACTATTTACAGTAATAGGTAATATCCTCTCCCTATTATCTGTAGTATAATTTAAAGCAAATACTGCATGGGGGGTAGATTTATATTTCATACTTACTGCATCTGTACCATATATATAACCATCAGGTACAGTTCCTAGTGCTGCTATAGGTACAGGTTTGCCTCTAAATATATTATGTAAATTTGATTCAGTCGTACTTAGGGATGATACACATATAGGATATCCATTATTCTTAGTTGGATATAATTCTACTGTGGTATGCACCCCATCTTTCCATACACCATAATTAATATGATAAGTACCCTCATTTACAACATTACCGATAGTATACCTTGAAGAATGTAATACAGAGTTTACATTACCATAGTAATTTAAAGCTGATAAAGTGGAATACTTAGGAGCTGGTATTTTAACTAAAGATACTTCATCAGAATTAAATAAATTAACTGAAGTAATACCTGTTTTAGTAGAACTATCTGAAACATATGATTCCCATATAGAATTTTCAGGTAAATATTTAGTAAATGCTGAGTATTTTAAATTAGATAACTTCTTTTCACTTAACATAGCTGTTCTTCCAGTATCATTCCCTTGGTTATTCAAAGAACCATTTCTATGCCAAGGATATACAAAGAATCCATTTATATGGGTATCATCTGTATCAGTACTTTTATAAGCTTTATCAATCCAGTAACCATTACCTAAACAACTCTTTAATCCTTGTATAGATAGATTTGAAGATCCTATAGTTTCTTTATAAAAACCTAACTTTGAAGAATCATTACCTACGGAAGATGTTTGTATATCAATATCTGATATATTTGATGTAAATGGTATATATCCTACTATTCTAAACTTCAAAGAACTCATATCCAAGTTCTGTACTTCAGTATCAAACTCTAAATCAGGTGAATGAAATGTAAGGATAGATTGATCTATAAAGAAATACTCTTGGTGATCACTATTATATAGTTTTAAATCTGAATCTGTATATTGAGAATATGGATATGTAGGTACACCTGCCAAGCACTGTATCTCAGCATTCTTATCATAATTATTAGGTATAGGTTTATTATGTCTAAACTCAGACCATATACCATAATCATTTATATCATGATCAGTATAACCTGAATTATTATAAGTTCCATCATTACTTATAACTGACCAAGGTGAGTTATACATTGATGGAGTTACTACCGAAACATCCCTACTTATATCGTATTGTAAGTTGGGTCTTAGGAACCATGAAGATTGTGCAAAAGGTGCATTTCCTACCCTATTACCTAGATTATACACTGTAGGACAAACCATTCCTTGCGCAATAATATCTTTATCATTAATAGTAGGTAATACTACAACTGGTCTAGCTTTTATATAACCATTATTTATCAAATTAGTTATATCACCGTTAGTATTATTAAGACTAAAAGTACCGTATATAAGACTAGGATTACCATAGTTATCTACAGAAGGTAGTACCCCTGTAACCTTTGTATCATTAATAAATACAGGTTCTGACCACTTACCTGTTATATGTTGAAACTGTACTCCAAATCTATAATACTCATAATGTTTGAATGTTTTAATGTTATCCCCATTAGACAATGAATTATTAAAAGGGTAATACCCTGTTAAAGGAGTACTGAAAGAACTTAAAGGTCTTGTACCAAAGGTAACAGTTCCACCACTTAAATGTGTTCTCACACTATCATCTATCAGGAACCTCTTTAATAAGGCATTACCTAAGAATAAAGTATTATCCTTATGAGTAAATGTTTGAAAGACTATATCTTCACCACCTATATAATATAAATCTGATGCAGCTACAGAAGATCCTGTAGTACCAGTATCTACATAATTAAGTGTAGAGGAATTAACTGCCAGATCTACTATATTTAATACAGTAGGAGTTGCATCTATAGAGGTTCTATGTATTGAATATATTCTCATATAGTCAAAAGATGTATCTGCATTGGTTATAGTTAATAAAAAACTATTACTTACTGTAACATCTGCTGAGGCACCTCTATCTGTGAAAGATAAATATTGTAATGGTGATGTATAAAATATATTACTCTGTTGACCATACTTATTATAATAAGAGAATGCATACTGTATAACACCTGGTGCAAATGACCCATTACCTGATGCATTCCTTGTTACTATTATATTCTCTTTTAGGGTTAACTTTTGTACAAAATCAAAGGAATTATTAGTCCAGCTAGATATAACAGTAGAATTTGCTACAATATTAATAACTCTGGATTGATTTAATCCATCTAACCAATATACCTTTTGTATATCACTATTCTCAAATATACCTATGGTAGAAATAGGATTACTTGTATTAAAGGATAAGTTACCTGAGAATAGTAGTAAACCTTCTAAGTAGGTATTCTTATATAGGAACCTATATATCTTATCATTACCTGCATTATCTGTAGTAAATAACACTATATATTCATTGAGTACACAATGTCCTACATAATTACCTGTAATAGTAATTGGGTTATTACTTGAATCCCTTAATACTAACTCTGAAGTACCTTTTTCATTAGTAACTGATAAAAGAGTATTATTCTCTCTTGCAGTGAGTCTCATATTCATCATCTCATAAGCATAATCTGAATTAAACTTACTTATTGACAGATCTCTCTGCATACCTTTTACCATGAAAGTAATATCTTTTATCATATATTTATCTCCTTATAACTTCTTCTGTACCTAAATCTCTAAATCCATTATTAAATTCTCTTGTTCTAGGTATCATTTGATTCCACTCATTAGTAATTGATTGCATCTCTGATACATCAGGAATAGTAAATTCACTATTTAATTGACCTATTTTCCATGCATAATCCTGTTTAGCCATAGCTAATTGATTCATACCTATCTTACCTAAATCAAACTGTATTGTAAACACCTGTATCTTTATATAGAGTTCTAATGCTTCCAAGAATATAGGTACATCAGGAATCATAGGTAACTCACTATCATCTGTAGGCAAGGACTTATAACTTATAATAATAGGACCTTCTTTTTTACTTGAGTATAATACACTACCCTGTATTTTATAAGTACAATCTCCTGCATCACATTTAGAAGGGTCAAATATAGCTGTCATAGATCTCATTGAGATACCATTCTTTTTATTCTTAACCCCATTTACTCTAATTAAATCTGTAGGTAGTAATACTCTATAATTATCTAATACAAGTTCTTCCTGTTTATCAAGATAGAAGTTATTAAGTCCTACTATATTAAGAAAATCTGTTACATACCTTAATACAGTTTCTAGTGGTACTTTAGATAGAATAGGGTGCATATACATCCTAGACATTAAAGTTTTTATTGGTGTATAATCATATGCTTTATTCATATTGTCTCATTTTTATTGAATACTTTATTATACTTTGCTACATTATACCTTTTACATAGATACCACCTGATAATACAATATCTGTTGAATACCTTTAATAGGGTTCTTAGTATAAAGAATAATGTATGTGCTAAGGATTTAATTGCCTGATCAATAGCTGTAAATGATAATAAAGCTATGAAAAATCCTGCTAAAAATACTATTAGATATAACATATTACTTTGTATTTAATAAAGGTGCGTCTATAGAACCTTCATTTATTAATTTACTTAATTTTATCTTTATACTCCTAGGAAATACAAACTTATAGTAGAATTTATTCTTATAATTAGCTTGATGCTTATCATAATATAGAGTATAAATTGTATCTGAGTTGAATCTTATAAGGGTTTTAAGTTCCTTAGACTTAGAATCTGTATTCCATAATTCCAGAGTAGTCTTCCAATCAATTGGTAATGTTGTATGTATCTTATTATCTATTATTTCTTTTACTGGGGTAAATTTTCTCAGTCCCAAAGATCCCATTCCCCAAGGTAATTTAATAGTACTACCTTGTAATAGGGATTCTATTATATAATAGTTTACTAACTTTATTATCTTAGAGAATAGAGGTTTATTATAGGCTCTTGATACATCCTGCATTACATATGATTTACTCTTCATTCTGATTATTATTAGATTTTGCCTGTTGTCTTAGAGCATTAACATAATTCTGATTAGGGGAAGTATTATCCAAATCATCATTATCATCATTAGTATCATCCTTAGGAGCATATTCAGGTGCAGATAATTCTTTAGCAACTAATTGTACTAATGTAGGTACTACTGAATCATCTAATGGGAATGTAAGAACTGAGTAATCTGTAATACTACCACTAGGATCTAATGTAGCAGCAGTTCTTATATCCTCAAATAACCCAAATAGATTAACCTGTGCTAAATATAAGAACTGAGGATTAGAAGATTTAAAATATAAATAATGGTCTGGTCCAATAGTACAATAAACTATATTTCTAGTATATTTACTATCTCCTACATACCTCAATCTATCCATAGATACATAAGTAAGTTCTCCTTGAAAATAATCTGCTGCATATATTCTAGGAGTAATAATGTTAAGTATAAGTGGTATCTTTACAGTACTTTTTAAGTAGGAACCTCCTTCACATGGTATACCTGCTATAGCAGGAACTTCTGTTAGCTCTAGTCTAATTGTTTGATAATTAGCTAAAGGAATATCCTTTCTTATATCAGTATATCTCTGTCTTACCAACATATTTCTATACTTAGTAGCTAGGAAGATAATATGATCTTCAGTGAAGTAACTATCCTTTGAACTTAACTTAAGTTCATCCATTATCATGTATATTATCTCATTATAAGTCATATATGTATAATTTAAATCCTTGCAAATATAGAACATTTAGACTATATAAGCAAGGACTTTAATTAGTTATTAATAATGTATTAGAATTATACAATTCTTAAGTCAGAAGTTTCTGTAGTTCTTAGTATATTTCCTTCAGTTACTCTAGGAGTAAAATCAGCTTTATTAATCTTAGTTAGGTCATCACTATTATATAAAGCGGGAAATTTAATAAGACAAGTTGTACCATATAAATTATACATAGCCTTCTGTAAACTATATAGATCATCATTGGTTAGAAACACTTGAAAGGCTTCTGTATTTATTAATTCTTCTATAAACAGACCAATAAATACTCTATATACCTCCTCATAAGGATACTCACCTAAAGCAGTTACTGTTTTATAGTATTTACTTAGGGAATCATGTAAGATAGTATCTATTTGTTCCATATTATGTAGTAGTTAAAGTCTTAAAGAATTGATTCCAATAAGTAATTGCTTCTGTATAATTACCTGTATTAACAGCAAATAGAAGCATTTTATACTTTAGAATAAAGTCTATAAACTTATGATCTATATGCTCAAATTTTAGTACCCCCTTAGAGAAATATAAAGCTTTCTGGTATATTGGGTATAAATTAATAGCTGTACCTAGTATAGGGTTTGTTAAAGAGGATGCAGGTGTAGAAGGATTAGGTGTTCCTTTTGCAGTTACATATATAAAGAACATATTCTTAACTAGATCAACTCCTAAGGAGGTTACATCAAGTACTAATCTAAGATTCTTAGTATTAACAGCAGAATCTACTGAGTATGTATATATAGTATGACTACTAGGACCAGTACCTATAAATGTATCCTGAGTATCTATCTTTATATTATCTAAGTATACACTATCAAAGTATGAATCTGTATCAACTGTAGCATCTATAATTAGATAAGTACCACTATTATCTATTCTTAATTCATTAAAATGTATCATAGTCCTTATATTATAAAAGGAGATACTATTTTGCCAGTATCTCCTTTAATTAATTATTTATTAGCTTAGAGAGTTGCTATGGATAATCCTGAAGTAGCATTAACTGCTGTAACAATACTATTCATAAGTGTATGTGAACCATCATCTGCTGCAACTACAGTAATATCTTTCTCAGCTCTTGATACACCCTCATTACTAGAGGTACTATAATAATGTACATTTAGTACATCATATTTAGCAGTAGGATCAACTAAATAAGTAGTAGGTATTACATATGGGAATTTAACCATTCTATAATCATCACCTCTATTACCCATGCAGAAGTATTCAAGATCTGCAATATTCTTACCATTTTGAGCAGTAGTTGTAGGAGTAACATCTGCTACAATACCCCAAGTACTAGTCTCTTTAGTAGTTTGGTCAATAGTAACTTGTAAAGGTATAATACTAAAATGAATTATGCTTACAGGGAATGTTCCCAAATGCCAAGGTTGCAATGCTTCCTCAAGATATATACCTTGATTACCACCACCTGTTAAAGCTGTGGCTGTTGCATCCAATGCTACTGAAGTTGCATCTGTACCTGTTACTATAATAAGTGAATTAGCAGTTGTATCACCTGTAATAAGGGATTTAAGATCTGCTATTGTATGTGCAGCAGTTGTTAAACTAGCTGTAATAGTAGTAATACCATTAGCAGTTACTGTGGTTACAGCAGCAGCACCTGCACTAATTGAAGCAATTGCAAATTTAATACTATTACCTGCTGTAGTAAGTGCCTTAGCAGTAACTGTAACACCTGTATTAGTAGGTAATACTGTAGAAGCTGCTACTTGATAAAGAGATACATTACACAATGCTGTAATATCCCGCTTCATATTCATTACTAGTGAATTATACAATACTGTATAGAATTGATCTAATGTCATTCCTGTAGCAACTCTTGCAATACCTTCTTTTAAGTATTGATCTTCATCAGACATACCAATGAAGTTTCTAAACTCCAATCTTACTTGATAATCTTGACCTACAACAAGTCCTACATTAGGATCTACTGTTAATAGGGATTTCTTATAACTATAAGCCATTTTAGCTGATGGAGTTACTGTTGCATTCATGATTTTATCAAGACCAATAAGATCACTTCTTACTATACCTCCTGCACCTACATGTTGAAAGTATAGATGTGTTTTTGCACTATCAGAATGTGCCCTAATAGTTCCCAATGTATCACTAGGAACTAATGCACCTGATTTATAAGCTCTGGCAACATATAACTGTTGCACTTGATTTTGACTAAATACTGCCATTGTTTTAATTATTAAATTAAACTTTTATTTTCCTTGAGCCTGTATAATAGCTCTACTTTGTAAAGCTAATCTTATAGCTCTGTCTAATATTTCTCTATGTGCTATACTATTTAACTCACACTCTGTTACTACTGATATACCATTAATACTAAGATTAGTTGGTAATGGTATTAATATAATAGGTGATGGAGCTTTTAAATACCTTACTACATAACTGGATATTGTAAATAAAGCTATTATTTCTACTATCTTACTGCCAACATCTAATCTTAATGCCCTTCCATCTGTAGGACCTCTGAATGGATTACTCATTATTCTCATATACTCTGTATGAGTAGTTGGAACAACTGTTATAACCTCGGAAGTAGTACTATTTACTACATGTTCATATACTATATACCATAAATCTGTAGGTAATGTATATAAGGAAGAAGAAGCACTTAATCCTGCTGTACTTAACTTAGTAGTTATTGTAGCTGTTTTTACTAATGAATCAAGGTATCTTCTTATTTCCTCAGTCTTCTCAAAGGAGTCTGCATTTATATTCTTACCAGACACTAACTCTATTACAAGATCACCTTCACCCTTTGTTAAGAATACTGATTTCTCATATTCATCAAAAGTAACTGCTTGTATCTGATCATTACTAAACCCAAGTTTCCTAAGGTATGAAGATATTCCTATATCAAATTCATTACTAAATTCAGTTGTAGTCATTATTCACTTCTTTGTCCTAGTTCTATTATATCTTTAGCTTCCCCTATAAAAGCAGCTTTTGCCAATTCAACTGCTCTTTGTAAAATCTCCTCATGTAATTCAGAGTTAAGTTCACATTCTGTTATTGCAGATGCTCCTTCAATAGTTTGATTATAAGCAGTTAAATCTGCTAGTATAATTGGTACTGGTTTCTTTATATATCTTATTAAATAAGTTGATATTGTATCACCTGTATGTGTTATTATTTCTACTAGGGTTAAGTTAGTTGATTGAGTATTAATCAATCTCCAAGCTTCATTTTTTAATGGCTCTTTTAAGGGTCTTTGCATTAATAATGTATACTGGGAATATCCTAAAGGATTTACCTGTAATATATTATTAGTACTAAGTTTTACTGTTTCATTTAATATGAATAATACATCTATAGGCAGACTAAACATATTAGACCTTGAATCTATATTTAATGAAGTACCACTGGCTATTGTACCAGCAGCTACTTTCATTAAACTTGAAAAATCTATCTGTCTTTTGATGGAATCATCTACACCTTCACTGTATTTATTACCTTTAGGATTAAAGTAATTCTTTAATACTTCATATTGAGCCTTTGTAAGAAATACTGACTTTTCATAGTCACTTATTCCTGGGGCTTTATTTGAAGCAATATTATTATAAAGAATATCAAACCTTGATATAAATTCAGTGTGAGTCATATTATTTTACTCCTATTTCTATTGAAAATTTAATCTGTTGATTCTTAGGATTAGCTAAGAATGAAGCAGCAGCTTTTAATGTTGGATCTTCCTTATTTGTAGACATTGGTGTGTTTGATTCCTTAATATAATAGAATCCACCTCTGTTTGAAATAATACCTTTACTTACAGCTCTTGTGATTAATACTAGGTTATCAAAATGATCACTAGTTACTAACTTGTAGAAGGTATCAGGTTTGGATAAAATCAATTGATATACCTGATTTTGTAAGTAAGTCAACTTAGTTTCATCACTTAGTTTAACTCCTGATAGTGATTCAAGAATAGTTTTAAGTTTGAAGAAATCCTCTTGTATCTTACCATATTCCATAAAGGATTTAATTGATACATTAATTTCTTTATTACTTCTACTATCTTCCTCACCCTCTGCTACAATTACAAACTCATAAGTTGCCTTTGGTGTCTTATCTAAGTCATATAGAGTAGGACAAATAAAGTCTTTATTACATAAAAGGACTTTATATTTTATATAATCATTTGGGTCTGCTAGATTTAAATGAGTATCCTCTTTAGTGAGTTCTACTTGATAGTTTTCCCAGAAGTTATTTTCTTTTTTATATACTGATAAAGCATTATAATCTAAACCCATTACTTCCTCAAGTAATTTCTTCTCTTTATCAGTTAATACATTTACTAGAGTACCTGTTGATAATTGTGGTACTGTATAGAATCTTGATGCATTATTAGCCATACCACCATATAATATATGCTTAGGATTACTAACTAATCCTGTAAGTTTATTAATATGTCTTAGTATAACTTTCTTCTGTGTAAGACAATTAAAAGGTTTATCCTTTTCATCAAGTAGTTCTGTTACTTCCTCTTTTGTTGAAGTTTTACCTACTTTTAATTGTTTACCTTTAGAAGAGTTGCTCTTAATCTCTTCTTTGTCTACTGGGGTTAAAGGAACCTCTGCCATAATACTTTTATCATCTAAAATTTCTTCCATTTTTTATCCTCCTTAAAATTAAAAAATAAATAGAAGGGGATTTTTAGTCCCCCCTATTTTATATTATCCTTGTAAAATACTAGGAATAAGTGACATTGTTCTTGTAGGATCAAGTACACAAGTACCAAGAGTAGCCATTCTATGAATAACTGCCTTATCATCGTCAAAAGACATATGAGGGTTATTCATCTGACCTGTAAATGGATTTCTTAGACCCCATTGATAACCTCTTGACTCAGATTGACCTTTAATTCTACATTTAAAGATATTAGGTTGGTCCATAGAACCAATATACCAAATATCAAATCTGTAAGACATTGCTACACCACCTTCTGGATGTTTAATCTTATTTCTAACAGGATCATCATAGAAAGGATCTATATCAAGTGTTACCTTAACTCCATTAGGAGCAATCCATTCTGTTACTTGATAATCTGTTATTGATACTGCACCATTAGGATTAATGTTACTAGCAATCTTTTTATATACAGGAGGATTCTGTGTAGAATACATAGGTAACCATCCTGAAGTAGTAAGTTTAGCTTCTCTATTAAAGATCAATGCACCCATTTCACCTGTTTTCACAACAAAATGTCTGTCATTGAATGCTAACTTAGATACAGATAATGTCATAATAGCATCTAGCAAGAGTTTCATTACCCCCTTAGTACTATTATAGTACATTGTATTTGATACTTCTGTTTGTTCAAAGATACCTGCACCTGTCTTAATAGCCATACCTGACTTACCAAAGTTCATGTACTCACCATTAGCATTTCTGTTAGAAGTACCAAAGGCTTCTACATTATTCTTAGCTTCAGAGAATTGTTCCTCAACAGCCCAATCAACATAGTGCATCCATTTATTAGCAACATCTGTAACCTGTTTACCACTAGGATCATTTCTTACCATTGGAATACCAAAGGCTAGTTTCTTATCCAACATGTTACCACCTACAGTAGTACTTATTCTAATAGTAGACCATTCATTTCTCATAGATACTGGAGAACTAAATCTCACATCACCTACCTTTTTAGAAAGGGACTTTTCTACTGGAGCAAATTCAATTGAGAATCTTTCACCTGAAAGAAGTCTTTCAGCAGGACATCCAAGTGTATTACCACCCATTAGTTCTACTTTATATACTGCATTAGTACCTTCCATTCTGCAATTACCCAATATTCTAAATGGATACATTTGATTTAAGTTACCAACAATAACTTCACCATCTGCAAACCAATCTTCATTGAATACCAAATAGAATGGAGCTGTACCCGAACCTACATTACCTGTAGAAGAAGTAACTACATTACCATCTTCATCTCGTGCCTCAACCAAAGGAATATTTCTCCTAGCTGAACCAATTACATCCCAATAATACTCTTCATCATTCTCAAATTCTTTTATAGGGAATTGATTAAGGAATGTATCTAGGGTTTTACCCCTATAAAATGCCAACAACTGAACCATAAGATTAGTTGCAGCTTGAGGTTGTCTTTGGAATATACTTCCCAAATGATTATCATTTGTAAGACCTTTCCAATGTTGGAAACCCACCATCTGGAATCTACTTAATATACCTGCCATATTAGCTTTATTTTAAAGTTTATTTTTATTATACATCTAATTTCCATTCTGAAGAGTTAGATTCTTTATCATCCTGTCCAACCCCTACTAAATTATAAGTACCATCAGGATTTGCTGGCATATTTGTAAGTGTATGTTGGAGCTCTCTTAACTTTGAATTATAACCTTTTTTTACTCCACCTGCTATTAACTTATTAATATCTTTAAAACCATCTGTCATTGCATACAAAACTCCTAACTTCTTTCTAAATTCAGTAGGATTTTCTATTTGATACTTCTGAACAGCAGTATAAAGATTACCTTTTTCATCTTTAAAAACTGGTTTTGTAACTGAATCAAAGGCTTTCTTTCTTGTAATAGGATCTATCTCAACTCCTGTAAATACTTCCTTATCTTCAACCATAGACTTTTTTAAGTCTAGTATTTCTTTATCTCTGGTTTTAATAGCTTCTTCCTCAGAAGACTTTTGGCTATTAATAATATCCTGATACTCTTTAATATAGGAAGACTTCAAACTCTCTTTAGCATCCTTAGCATCCTGTATATCTTCACCACTACTAAAAGATCTATTTACTTCTCTAGTTGCCCTTTCTTCAGTAAAACCTTTATTAATATAATCTTGAAATATTAATCTTTTTCTTACTTCAGAACCCTTATCACCTTCATCTGATATATCAGTATCTTGTAAACTATTTAAGTAGTTTATAGTACCTTCATACTGTTGAATTTGTGTAGGATTAACACCTACTGTAAGAGCTTCATTAATTCTTTTATTAGTTTCATCAAGTCTAGCTTCAACAACTTTTTGCATTGCTTTTGCAAAGTCCTCAGGAGTTTGAATCTTACTAATTTCTTCTTGATCAAGTTCAGGGAAAACACCATCTTCTTTTAAAGCACCAGTAATGGAAGAATAAAGATTAGGTTTGGAAGGAGGATCTTTTGTCTCTACAGAAGATGATGCTTCCTGTTCTTGAGTTTCTTTATTATCACCACTACCTACGCTCTCTGGTTGTTTATTTGTCTCCTCTTTAGGACTATCACCAAATAGTTCTTCAGGATTAACTGCAACCTCAGTAGTTTTATTTTCTTTTGTACCATCCTCCTCAGAAGGGGGATTCTGCTCAGTATTTGAGCTATTTTCTGTAAATAATGTATCTATAGAACCAGGGTCTAAGATACTTTCCATTGATAAACCTTCCATATAATCTAAATTTTATTCAATGCAAAGATATATTAAAAAATATAGTTAGTCAACATACACTATAATGTTAGTAAGTAATCATTAAAAGTATTATATTAAGCTGTCTTTTGCATTATACCTTCATCCAATAACTTGTTAATTTCAGTATCACTTATATATGTCCTTAATGGACAGTTCTTTGTAACACATATGTCCTTAACTATATCTAATATAATACCCTCTAACTTAGATATTTTAACTCCTTTTTCTTTATCACTTACTTCTAAGTTTGCTATCTTAGTATCCTTTTCTTCATTACTAGTTATTAGACTAGCTAGTTTAATTTCACTGTCCTTTTGTATCTTATCATACAATTCAAACTGTGAAAGTAAATTCTGTAACTTAGTACTTTCATTCTTACCTCTATTGAGATAAAGAGTAATTAAAGAACTAATTATAACACTGCTAGCTGTTATAATAATTCCTACTAGAGTAGTGGTGGCATTTATCATTTCTATCTTATTTTATTATTTGTATAAATCTCTGTTCATTATTTATAATATAAGGATTGTTCTCTTTTATAGTAGCATTAAGAACTAGTTGTTTCTTTTGGAATAATCTAAATAAAAAGAATTTCTTAGGAGGATTTATAGTCTCTTTATGAGAAGTAATAAATAATATAAGTTCACTCTTTGCAGAAGTTTTAGTAATAATAGTTCCAGGGTATTTAAGTATTAATCTAGTACTTAACCACTTATCTCCTATAAGAGTATCTAGTGATAAATCATTCTTGAAGATAGTATCTCCTGGTAATTTCAAAGTGTCCCTCTTAGACAAAGAAGATCCAATATATCCTACACTGTTAACAGAACTGTTTTTAATACCCAAAGATTTCTGGGCATCTTTAATTTTATTCATTAAGGAATCATTAGAATACTGTAGTTGATCAATAGTCATTTTAAAAACTCTTGCATCTTTCTTACTGGAACTAAGTAAATCTTGATAAGATTTTACATTGTTTATTGCATTACTATACTTAGTATTCAAGGACTTATTTGCTGAAAATAAGTACACTATACCTACTATTAATAATACAAATACTCCTATTATAATTAACCTAATCTTACTCATAATTGTATATTTTCTACAAAGTAACTGATTAATACTTTAGTGTACAATATATAAAGAGTTGTACTAAGAGTTTATTACAAAAAATATAGGGTAGATGTAAGTCTACCCTATATTATTATTAGATATTTATTTGTTTACACAATACTAATAGGATTCATTAATCTTAGATTAGTACCATCATACATAAGCATTAAAGTCTTACCTAGTGGTAAGTCCCCTGCAACTATTGCATCACTAGTAGAATACAATCCTCTTTTAACAGTTTTAGCTCCCCATGCATTAACATTTACAGTTGGTGCTGTGGCGGTATTAGATACTGTAGGAACATATTTTATTATCATTCCATAAAAATAGGAAGATCCTGTAGAGGGAATTGTAACAGTTTGAGCTTGTGCAGTACCACCACCAACACCATACTGACTTCTTACATCTGAAGGCAAATATAATAAAGCTGTTCCTGTAAGAAGTGGAGATAACATAGAAGGACTAATAACAGTATATGCAGATCCAGCAGTGATTCCTATATTACAAGTCAAATCACTAAAACTATGAAATGTTGAAATTGTATTAGTATTTGATAATACTATATTTGGGTATGAGGTTCCCTTATTTACCATTAATCCCCCATGACATAATACTTGACCAGAAGTACATGTAATATTTGCAGCATCAACAGTGGGCATATTCATATTTGGATTACTCATAATTAATACAGCAGAAGACCCATTGACAACAATTCTTCCTCCCCCAGTTATATCTTTAATATAAGGGGTACCACCAGTAACTGTCATTATTCCAGTAAAATTAAGGTTCTGAATGTGTGGAAATCCACCAGCAATTGTAACATTACCAACTATTTTACCATTATCTCTAACTGATCTTTCTGTACCAGTATATGCATAATTTATAAGAGTTGTTGTAGTACTAAGATCATAAATATTAGCATGACAATTTACAGTAACATTTGGTACAGTCCAAGAACTTCCATTAGCATATATATCTAAAGAAACTACAGCAGGTATTGTGCAATCTACTGTATCTACATAATTACTGGGTGTACATAACCATGAGTAGGATTTAGTAAGATCTGTCATTGCAGCTACTGCATGTCCAAATGTTTTAAAGGGATGGTTTATTGAACCTGTTTCTATAGAAGTATCAGTACTCTGACCATCTATAAAAAACAAAGTTCCTAGTAAGCCCCCTAATCCAAAGGGGGCTTTAATAAAAAAACCCTCTGTATCCTTTAAAAAGTCTTTTATATTAGTATAGTTATTACCATCCTTGTCCTGGAAATTAGTAACTAGATCTCTAACTTTTGGGGTAGATTGACCCACAACCTGTATGGATATATTTAACCCATCAATTATTATAGAACAGGTATTTGCAGGTATTATTTCATCTCCTAAATGCCAACCATTGGAACTATCTTGATAAAATTGCATAGTTAATATATTTAGATTTTATTATATTATACAACAGGATCTGAAGTGTCTGATACTATATTTTCAGTACCTACTGTAGTGGCAGTAGTTTCATCCTTTACTTCCGTAACACTGGGGGTACTTGCTATTGCTATTGCATCTTCAAGCACTTTATTAATTGCACTTGCACTTAATACTGAGTATATAATACTTGTACCTTGTTCTAGGAATGGTACATATTGTGAATCAAATTCAAACTCACCACTTGCATTATACATCTTATGTAAGAAATCATCTAATCCTAGATTATTTCCTGATGGTATTCTTGTATAAACAACATTTGATAATTCTTTATACACATTTACTGTAGTTACTTTATTACCAGCTAAATCTGCTGAAACTACACTGTCTAAATTTACTTTGATATTCATATTATTCTATTTTTAAATTAATATTCTATTTGTAACTATCCGCACTTTCATGTATTGTTGTGCGGATAGTGCCATCTTGTTTGTATACTGTTATCATAATTAATCTTTCATTGTCCATTTAATCCATGAGTATAATTGATAAGCACAATACCCATGAGCCAATGGATTTATATGATATACCCCTCCCCATCCATACATGATCTTATTATAATTTCTTAATAATAAATCATCCATAGGTGTATTTAATTTTCTGTAAGTAGCAGATTCTACGCTGGGAGTGCAATAGAAAAAAGGTAAAACGTATATTTTTTCACTTTCCTTCTCATAAAAATTTCCTAAATTATATTGTGTATTCCATTGTGTATTATGATAACTTGAATTAGCCGATATGCCAATATTTGGATTAGTTGATACTTCATTCCAATAAGTAAAACTATCATCATAATCTTTGTGTAAACTTGGGAAATAAGTCCCCGCCGTATCAAATACTGATAATCCAATTATTATATTAGGATATTCTGAATGAATAATATCTATAAAACTTTGCCATTGGGCTATAGTTGTTATACCATTTGTACCAAGATTTATATTTATATGAGTTGGGACACACACGTTATAAATAGTAACGTCTGAAACAAGTGTCCCCAATTTTAAATTACTCTGCGTTCCATCCGAAAGATACCCCCAATTATCACCAGCAACCCCTATAGTAGACTTATTATTATCAAAATACAATTTATTCCCATAATCATCCATTGTTCTATATTTATTTACCCATGCATTGATAGAAAACAAATTAGAACTATCTTTTATAAATTTCGTATTAGCTGTACCATTTAACCACGTTGCAGCGGAGCTGCCCCCATAACCTTCATGATAGGTAGTTACATTAATTGTATTTCCATTATAAGTAGATTGCCTCTCTCTTTTATTTGTACCAAGCATTTCAATTTCATACCCCATCCCTCCATTATCGACATTATCTTTCATAAACATTTCCTTGCAAATATCATGAAAGGAATATGTATTCTCAAAGTTATCTTCCTCAGTTACTGCTCCAAATCCATATGTTATTGAATCTCCTATGCATAATACCAATGGCTTTTTATTTTTTGTTACGGAAGTTCTTGTACATCTATTTGCTAATAAAAACTCATATAATTCATTATTATTATTATTCACTTTAATAGTTTCTATATATTCATTAAAAATATTCCCATCAAGTGCAATATAAGTAGCAGTCGGATAATTTGATAGACCATTTGCATATACGGGGGCACATTTCTGAATAACATCTTTATTGTTTCCAAATCGTATTTTATATTCTGAACTTAACCCATTTAATAAATGATCTAGCTGAATTATGCTTTGATAGGATCTTTCATAAATTGGAGTTTGCCCTTTTGCATCTATGTAGGTATTATATATGATAGGTGCTGGTAGATACTGTGCCGATAAAGGATAATTATTTATTAAATCTAATAGATACTTCTCTTGCGGATTTCTTTTTGTTAGTAAAGCAAAATTTAAAGTTGCCCCATTATAATCAGTTAACTTTTTTATGGAAGACGTCGTATCATCATAATAATATTCAGACATTCCATAATCAGAGTTATTTAATTTATATCTAAAGCTTGAATGCCCTATATTAGATGAATTTACTCCAAATAAATTGGAAGAATCTGCTAACACTGGTGACGTAAAATATATTTCATATATTCCTGATTTAGATACTGACTGTGAAACTAAGGACTGTATAGCTAAAGTATTTCTATTTATAGAAACGACTTCTATTACCCCTGCTTTCCCAACTTCAACAATTACTCCAATAATTTGGAAACCTCCAACTAATCCATTTAGTATATCAAAAGTCCAATATCTAATCCCTGAGGCTCCAGAATATCCTATAATCCCTCCCTCAACAAATCCAAATTTAGATTGAAGTATAGGGGTGTTATTATCTAAATAAGTGTTAATTCCTGAAATTGAAGTGTTAATTCCTGAAATTGAAGTATTAATATTATTGATGCTATTTAAATTAATTTTATTATCTGCGTAATATGCGATTACATTAATTGACCAATCCCGATATGAATCTAAAACTTTTTCAGAGTTATAATTCGAATATACTCCCTGCTCGGTAGCCCCTATTCCCCATGTTATTAATTTAGCATCACCACTGGCCCAGCCCTTTCTTTTTATGGCAATGGCTATTATTGCATAAATTTTTGGTATTTTTATTACGTCAGTTTCAGGAACTATAGCTGAATTATCAATATATCCTCCATTGTAGTCTACAAAAGAGACACCTTTTAATAGTCCTGAAAACTGAACATTCATAAAATTTGTATCTTCATTGGGAGTAACAATGGGAATTAAATTTGAGAAAAAGCCCAAATTTGTTAATATCCTATTACTTAATTCGGTACTTATTTCTGATATCCTTTCATTCTTTAAAATTAAAGATAGGTTAAAACTGGTGTTTGGGAGAGTTCCTACAAGAGTAGCAGATGTTCCATTTCCTAAATATTCATATAGGCTATTTGGATCAGCTGTATTAGTTTTATATATAAAAGAACAGTTATAGTCTGAATTTTCATTTAGGGAAGTTACACAAAATCCTATCTTATCAGTTTTTGATACTGAAATAGGAGAACCAAAAATAATGGTATATATTCCATCCTTATATATATCTTTTGTAGCAAGTATTGTGACGTTGTTGTTAGAATCTATTTTGACTAATTCAATTATATTTTTGATAATAAGGTTTCTGTGGGTTACCTCAATATTAATTCCTGATATTACAGAAAAGTTTCTTATTGAATTGTTTAGCATATCTGAAACCCAATATCTAACCCCTGATGATGTTAGGGCAACTATATTCCCTCCCTCAACAAATCCAAATTTAGATTGAAGTATAGGGGTGTTATTATCTAAATAAGTGTTAATTCCTGAAATTGAAGTGTTAGAAGAATTATTCGTCTTTTCACTAACCCAATTACTCCCATTCCATTTGATAGTATAAATACTATCTTCCGTTTCAGTAATGCTCAAACCTCCGAAATTGGTAAGGGCATTACTACCAACAATAGCATTATATAAATAATACTTCCTATCATTTACTCCATAAGTAGTTGGAGTAGTAGAAGTTGTTGCTATTCCTAGGTAAAGATAGCCTGAAGCGGATAAATTAGCGATTGTATTAGTAGTAGCCCCTTGGGACATTGCATGAGATGCACTACTTCCAGTTGTCTGAACTAAAGTAATTGATTGTGTATAAGGAGTCCTATTCCATTGTGAGTTATTATATTGGTATATATAAGCTACTCCATCAGAATTTGTTTGATCTAATACAACTATTCCCAAACCAGTTACAGGAACAAATCCTACAGTAGTAACTGATATATTACCAGTAACTCCAGTTGTACCCCCTGAGAATGTTGGAGTAATCCCTGTACCTACTACACCATTAGTAAATACTACCGAAGGGCTAGAAGATACAGGATTCCATGTACCATAAGTTGCTTCTGAAATGATTTTTGCAACTATTCCCGCTATAGTATCACCAGATGTAATAGCTACATTATAAGACACTCCATGTAGTCCTATAACTATATTATCACTTGCAGTTGCTGCCCCTGTAATATTTAAAGTAATTACTTCTTTACCTATTAAATTTAGTAAAGTTAGATTAGCAATTCCATTTTTATAGGTATCTTCATATATTAATCCAACTGCTGTATTTTGTAAAGCAGAAGTTACAGCATTCTGAGAAATAGGATTATTTACACTACTACCTAAACTATCTTGTACAGAAGTTTTATCTAACTTTAAATCTATATTTGCAGTATTTGCATTTATAGAAGATTGTAAAGTAGATTTATCAACTTCATACTCTGCATATGTAGGTGAGTCGGGTTCAAATGTAAGATCTTCTTTACATCTATAAGTTTTATTTTCATCTAAAACTAAAGTCTTTAACCCCTTATATTTATATGGGATATTAACTAGGTCTGCATATGTATTAACCTGTGACTTATAATCTAAAGGTGTCCCACTATTATTTAAAATACTGTCTTGTATTGTGATCATATTATTCTTAATTACTTGTTATTATTGTATAATTTCCATTTGCATCTACTATATTATTAAATACCCATATAGTATAGGCAATCCCATTAATAGTAAGACTACTTGTAGTAAAACTACTAGTAATATTAAAACCATTAGGATCCTTAATTGCACTAATTGTTTTAGTAGAAGGAATAGCAATTACCATTCTACTACCAGTAAAATTAAAGTTTATAACTTTACTATTTAGATTATCTATATTATTTGTATCATCTGCATAAGAGGTCATTGCTAAAATATCACTAGATGCAGGAGAGGTTAAAGTTGAAGTCCCTATATAGTAGGGATTTACAAATTTAACAGTCTTATTTAAGGTAACTAATCTTGAGTAGGATGAATTACCTATTAAAGTATATAACTTATTAGTAGTTATACTCTCAGAAAAAGTTCTAAGTGATACTAATATAGTTGAACTATTAATAGTCTGACTAATAATATCTGCATTATAATTCCATGTTAGTACTACATTAGCAGTTACTCCTATTGGATAATAATATCTATTAATAGATAAAGTACCTGTTAGGGGATTTAGAGAAGCCTCTAATGAGTTTAATGCCTCTTGTATAGCACCTTGTGACATATAGTCAGAAGTAGAAGAACCCAAAGTTTGTACTACTTGTCCTCCTAATAATTCCCACTGAGTTATGTCATTCCATACATCTATAGTAGTCCCATTAAAGCCATATCTATAAAGTAGGTTATCTGCACTACCTATAAATATAATTACTTGACCTAATCTAATTAACTCTGAAGGAACTAAGGATATAGCTTCTGTAAGAGTAAATTTATTACTCCCATTTAGACTAGAATGAATAGATACATTGTATACATCCATATCTAATACATTAGACAACCTTAAATTAAGATCATTTAGGGGAACTACTTTATTTAAACCTTCCTGTAATATAGGAATAGTCTCTACACCTGTTAAGGGTAACCTCACAGTTGGGAAACTGGAATCCTTTATTCCTCTTAGAGATAACTGTAAAGCAATTTTATCAATATCTTCTCTTGTAAAATCCATATATTATTTTTTATTCATTACAAATTTATTATTAGCTGCTCTTTTAACAGCTATATCAGCCCTTGATTTTTCCTTAGTAGCAGTTAATTTATCCTGTTCTAATTTAAGATTTGCATCAAACTCCCTCATTCTTTCAAGTAGTTCTGCTCTATCTTTTGGGTTGTATTCTTTATTAGGAATACCATCATTATCAGGACTGGTTAATTGTGCTATTAATAGTTTGGTCTGATTATCCCTTTGATTTTCTAACTCTTTTTGTTGTAACTCAGATTCCTTTTGCTGCTCCTGAGATTGAAGAGTTTGTTGATTCATTTGCATTTGTTGTTGTTGCTCTTGTTGCTTCCTTTGTATAGTAGCTTGCTCCTCTCTTTCAATCATCCTTTGTTTATCAGCCAGTGAAGTAGTTGTATATAATTTCATTAAAGATGAGAATGATATTAATTGATTCTGCAAAGCAGCTTGTGCCAAAGTATCTAGTTTTTGATTTAATTCCTGTGTACCCTGACTATCATCAACAGCTAAACCATAATCATTTTCTGCATATTCATCACCATCAATATCCATTATTCTAGCTGAACCATCAGATAATAAGTATTGAAATTTCTTACTCTTACCTTTAAGTGCAATCTTAGATGTCTCTAAAAAGCATTCTAATACCCTCCTTTTAACATCACTATGAATAGTGAACAACCATTCAGTTATATAGGAAGATTGTAATGTAGATCTCTCTACACCTCCTACAGTCTCTCTAGTACCTATTTGTCCCTCTCTCTGTTTTGATATACCACCGACCTCAGACATCTCCAACTTAATAAATTCAAGTAGATTTATCTGTTGTTGTATATAATTTCCTGTTTCCGCATCAATAACTCCTGAGGTTGCATTATTCAAACCACCAGCAAGTTTACCTGTGGCAGCTCCAATAGTACCCTCTTTAAAACTATCTATAACTGCAATACCATTTATTTTAGCATAGTACATCCATTTATCTACATCCCAACCTTTTGGCATTTTAGCAAAATCCAAAGTAATAATCTTACCCCAATTTCTTGCTATTGCCTTGTTTAATCTATCATGAATTGCATCATACAAATAGTTATAAGGCTTCATTATATCTACTAAAGAAAATGGTCTACTGTCATCTAAGTTATAGATAGAACCTACTATACCAAAGTGACATCTTGATGGGTTGCTTATTCTATTATATTGTACTAATCTAGGTCTCATATTTACAAAGATCTTCTCCCCAATCATAGTACCTTCCCATGCCTCATTTATCCATTCAGCCTCAGCAGTTTCACCTAATGCCTTATTTACTTTGTAATTCTCTGGGTAATAATCTTGTTCTTCTTCACCAGTCTCCTGATTAAAAGAAGTTACTTTTAATACCTTTCTTTTTGATTTCCAGTATAATCTAAGTACTCTAATATTACCAGCAAGGTCATAAGGCATTAAAGAATTAACCATACCCTCTGAAAATAAACTAGTAGGATCTAAGTAAAATCCACCATTATTTGTACTAGCTACATCACTAATCATATTTTGATTAATGAACCCAAATCTTTCATCTAAATTACCCATTTCATCTATTGGGGATTGTCCTACATTATCAGGACAAGTTTCTAAATACTTTATATCTCCTTCAGATAATACATCATAATAAGCATCTATAATCTGACCTGGACTCCAATAATCCTCTAATATAATCATATCAGCATCTTCTATTTTATTAGAATAACCTGATCTAAATACTCTTACCTTTAATGGATTAAGTTTCTTAATAACAGGTTCACCACCTACTATATCACATTGATACATTTCTTCACCATGAGTCATAGCATCTACAAATCCAACATTGAATATTAACTTCATGTTATATTCCTTGGAATAATGATTAAGTAAACAATTAGCTCTTATCTCTCTTAAATCCTGCCATTCATAACTATAATATTCAGTTAACTCCTGTGCCTTCTGTTGATAATCTTCCTGTGATATAGAAGTACTCCTTATTAAAGTATCCATATCCTGCATTAGAGCAGCTTTTTTATTCTTCTCAACTTCTGATATAGCATCAGGATTAGTTACTATAACTCTGTAATCAAAACTTCTACTAGCTTCCTCCCCCCTTAGTACATTTAGTTTACTGTTTATAATAGCATAGTGTTGTATTGTATCGGGTATATAGTTAACATCCTGATTATCAGGATTGATAACTAATCTAAGATCCTGCATATGAATTTTACCATTAAGTAAATCCATATTAATCTTTTTATGTTGTACAGATTTTCTTACAGGACTATAATTAAAGAAGGTCTTTTGATTAGCCCATAATACACATTTCTTTCTCCACTCTTTAGTTTTCTGTGAGAAAGGGAGCATCTGTCTTGGAAAATTATATGTCTCTGTCATAAAATTCTATTTATTTAGTTACAAAATTAAACATTAATGTTATACTATACAAGTGCAATAATACTTATGGTGTATTATCATTAGTAGTTTTATAGTTTCTACTAAAGAAATCATCATTACCTAAGTAGGATTTATCTTCCTTTTGTACTTCTTTAAAGTCCCCATTATATAGAATCATCTTCTGCTCTCTTAATAACATAAGCATACCAAAGGATCTTATTCTATCTACATTTATCTCGGGACTATAGGCTAATAACTCCATTAAGAAAGCCTTATTTCTAATAAAAGCTATATTGTTTACAGTGGTTTCTATATCCTTATCATTATCACCTTTTACTATTTTAATCCTAGGTAAAGTTAACCATGCCTTTGTAAGAGCATCTGCTTTATTATTTACAGGTGTAGTGGCTCTAGTACCTTTAACTGTATTACCAAAAGTCTCACCTTTAATAATATCCATATCTCTTAAGAATGGTGGAGTATCACATAATAAATGTATACTATTCATCCTACTAAAATATCCAAAAGTACCCCCTACATTATTCTCGTAGTTAGCAGTTCCATTGTACATTATTATTAATGCCCTACACATTTCATAGAAGTATTCTGCTGTCTCGGGTCTACCTGTATACTCACAAACTATTTGATCTGTCCATAAATCTAATCCAAATATTGAACCTAAAGATTGTGTTCCTGATATATCCTTATCATAAGGATCTATCCCAAATATATATCTATTAGAAGGTACATTCCCAGTACTATCTACTTCTGGTAGTTTATATATTTCAACAGCCCCTTTATATTTATTACCCTTGATAGGATACATTCTTATAGGATCATCATGTGTTTGTCTAAATACAGGTTTACCAGTACTATCTATTATTACTTCCCCTGTTAATATAGTATCTAACTCATTTGGATTATTACTAATTTCATCCAATCTATTTGATATAACTTGTTTTGGGAAGAAAGCATAGTTAGATTGTATTATTGCTTCTTTTGGGGTAATAGGATCTTCTGCAATAGTTTTTAGTATAGCATTTGGATCATCAGAATTATACTTCTTAATGAATCTAAAGTCTAATAATTCTACTAAAGCACCTATTACATCTGAGTTTCCATTCTCATCTACATAACCCATCCTATTCATATAACCTGCAAAGAAGAATGTAAACTCTCTACCTAAAGAATTTTCATCATATACATTAGGAGTATGGTACATGTAGTAAGCTTTTGGATTATACATGAAGTTCTTTAGTGCAGAGAAGTCTGACTTCTTATCACCTGCTGTACCAAATATACATAACTGCCCAAAGGATACATTACCTTCCTGTACACAAGGGAATATAATAGACATTATATCATCTAGTTTAGGGAAGGTACCAGCTTCCTCCAATAGTACTTTAGTAGCTCTTTTACCTCTGACTTTTCCTACATTATCACCTGTTGTAACACCTATTATAAGGTTCTTAGTACCTTTTTGTATATTCTTATTAAGGTCTATATAACCCATTTGCCAAGTCATTTTCTGAATAGATTCTACTAATCTATGTGAAGGAAACTGAGTATTGGTTGCTAAGAAGTTTATATCATCAATGAACTTATTAAGAGTACCATCCTTAGTTAAATATTCAGAAGAAGAGGCTGCTATAACCCCTCTTACAGACCTTTTAGTTTTAGCATTCTCACCACATACAAATAACCTAGATAGTTGTGAAGCTCCCCAATAGGATTTACTAGCACCACGTCTTGCAAGTTCAGTAGAATGTAGTCCACCTTTATCATAGTATAATCCACCATACCTAGCTTGATATTGGAAGTGTGCTCTTAAATATACTCCATCCCATAACTTAGGAAAACTCTCTATCTTATTACCGGCATTAGTATCATCAATTCTTTCCGTAATAGTCATTCTGGTATAATTAAGGTACCAGTATAACTCACCTGTTATCCATTCACCATCTTCAGGTCTAACCATACCATTCCAGATTCTATCCATTTCAACTTCATACCATTTATGAAAAGGACTATTAGGATCTCTTGAAGGTCTATAATCACAATAATGACCAGTCTGTTCAAAGTGAATAGCAGCAGGTCTAAAGTAATCCATATTTTCTAGGATATGAGGATGGATTACATCTACTATAATCCTACCTTTATTATCTCTTGGTAAATCTTTAGCCCTCTTTCTATCTATGGAAATCATAGATTGAATAAAAGGTATATTATTTATAAAGTGATAAAACTGTTCCTGTACTTCCTCAGGTCTATTCTGTAGTTTTAGACTTTCAATAGTGCTTTGACAGTTGTTAAATACATCTGTTTTATAATCCATCCTCAAATACTGTTAGATTATCATTACCCCCTCTAGCTCTCTCCTTTTCTTCTAAGTCTTTCTCAATAGACTTCTGAGCTTTATTAAAGTCTTCTGCCATACTTGGTATCTGTTTTAATGCAGATATAATAGAACTTAAACTATATTTAGGTTTACCTTTTTCATCTTCAGCATCAAAATCCATATCTTTTATATACTGCCTAAGTTTATTAAATCCATCCTGTGTGTCTTGTAATAACATTAATGCAGCATTCTTATTTAGATCAGTTACATAGAGTTCAATAACTTCTTCCAACTTCTTAGATGGTTTAAAGTTATCAGGTAATCCCTCTTGTTTTATAGTCTTCTTCTTTCTATCTTCTTCATTCATATAATAGTAGTCTGACCTTGGGTCATATACAAAATACAGATAAGACATTTGTCTATAGAAATTCTCCTTCTTAGGGGATTTATCCAATAGGAATAATTCTCTAATAGGTCTTATAAGTAATGCAGTATCTGCTACTACTAAGTTATAATTTATTATACTTACTAACTTCATATTACTTTATATGTAAAGAGCCTGCCTAAACAAATTAAGCAGGCTCATTCAACAATGAAACTTTTAAAATTTATGAAATAATTCTCTTCTTTGGTACATAAACTATTGGTTCAGGTTTATTCATTTCCTCACCAAATTCTTCAATGATATACCTTATATCTCTATCCTGTAAAAACAAACACTTTTCACCATTTAACTCCATTGTATCAAAGATATATTCAACCATTGGGTTGTCTTTAATAGTAGTTTCCTGTAAACTATTTAAGTTATGTAATGGTTTACCAAATCTAGTTGGGTCTATACATACCCAGTCACCAACTTTAACTTCTCTTACAGAAGATCCTACTGCTAACACTCTTTGATAAGGTGATACAGATTGAAGTAGTTTGGCACTACTAATTAAGTTAGTACCTTGTACAAGGGTATCTTCCTCTTTAAGTAAATCCATAGTTGTTATTATGGAAGTAAACATTGGTTTAATCTTTTTTAGACTCTTCATATTTTCTTTTTAAATATTTCTTTATTCCTCTATATCTTTTATAAGTGCATCTAAACTTACCTAATCCCGATATATTGAAATCTGTTTTTAAACTCTTAAACTCTTCCTCAGTTAAATCTTTATCTAAGGGGAGTTCCTTTATTTTATCTCTTATAAACCTAAAGTAGAAACTATAAGCATTACTTACTTCATCTTCAGGAATACCTAGTTCCTTTGCAACCTTTTTAAATATATTACTCAGTATCATCTAATAAGTTGAATGAAAATAGTAATGAGAATGAAGACTTATCTTCCTTTAAATTAGGTATTAATCTTCTATTTATCTTACCATCTACAATAAATTTAGACTTTCTAAGTTTATATTTAATAGCCTCTAAATAAGATGCAGATAACTTTTGATCTGCTTTAATCTTATCATAGGTATCTCTTGATACAACTACTTTATCAAGTATATTTTCATCAGATACTGACTTAGATAACTCATGTCTATACATTAATAAAGCTGCTGCAACTCCTAACTCTTTATCAGTAAGATTATGAAAAGGTTTTAAAAATACTAGCCAGTATTTGTAAAAATCAAATCCTCTCTTACATGATATGGATATTACATTGTCTATAGCTGGCTTTTGTTCCATATTATCCCTCCTTTTTAGTATCTTTATCTTCTTCAGGCTCAAGTACTGAATTTATAATTTCTTTAGAAACTCTTTCTTTTACCTCTGTAGAAAAATGTTCTGAATTTAGAATTGCAAATAGAAAATCTATTCTTCTAAACATATTATTCATTTGAAGATTTTCAATTACTTTACCTGCCTCTTCAACCTTTTGATGATAAAAGTTTGCTTGACTAATTATACCTGCAATCTCTTGCTCTGTGTAATTCTTTTTACCTGTAGGTATATTCATACCTTGTGATTGTGCTTTATCCATTACTTTCTTTATTATTTAATTCCTTCTGTTTAACTAACTCTTCCCATTTAAAAATATCTGTTACTCCTAGATCAGTGCTACCACAGGTATCACAATAATCTATTTCCAAACCTTCCTCTGTCTTTATATTCAATGATAAACACTGTTTACAATAACATACAGGCTCTTTGTTATAACCGTTTTCCTGTGAGTTGTCCATATATTGATTCTTTAACTAGTTGTTGTGCTCTACCTTTAGTCCTTTTTCTATTATTAAAAGGACTCTTTGGTATTTCCATTAGAGTAGTTTCTTCAACTCTTCCCCTCTTAATATCCCTTTTTATTGATCTCCTTCTTCCCATATTTTTATTTTTTTGATTGATAAACTAACCAATATTCTTCATGTAAATATAGTATCTGAACTATATCTTCTTTACATACTCCTACTTCATTTGCTTGATTCAAAAGATCTCTCATTTGAGGAGCATTTATACATAGTAATATACTTTTATCTTCCATTTATTTAATTGTTTATTGTTCATATAATGATGTTGCAAATATAATACTATTAATAATACTATAGCATATTAATCTGTTAAATAATAGTTAATGCTCTGTTAATAATTCCTTGGTACAATATAGTTACCCCAGAAGAAATAGACAGATTTAAGAGACAGCTCCTTATCTAAATAAGAGATAAGTCCCTCTAATAAGGGATTACTAGTACACAATAGTAACAGAAATGTACTATTATATAGTACCAAAAGTTATACTCCCAGTAGTACTAATTGTGATAAATAACTACTATTACTTAGTACATATTGAATATTGTGGCAGGGGACCTTTAACAGCGTCATACAATATAGTAGGTATATATAACAGAATAGTCCCACACTAAATTAATAGTATGAGACTATACTTAAATAGGTTTAAATGTTTGTTCAAATAGTTCCTTAGACCATATACTATATACATTATTATCTATAACAATGTATTGATTGGCTCTTAGTTTACCCACTCTAGTAGGTTGTTTTATTTCAATATACTTAGTAGCAAATCTCCTAATATCTAACTTAAACTCATCCCAAGGATAATATATAGGAGTAGCTATTTCACTATCTTTATTACAGAATGATATAATATCATCTTCATTCATTCCTGTAAATAGAATAGCATCAACTACTTTATTATTATCCCCATATTTCATTCAGTAAGTCTAAACAGATAAGTATACTTATTAATTATCTCAATAAATACTTCTGTCTCAGACTTAAGTCCTGCATATACAGACCCAATAGGCATATTATCATAGAAACTTAAGGTCTGATTCTTCATATAAGACATTAAATCTGCTGTAGAAGTTGCTGGTACAGGTATACCACATACAGCATCTATTGCCATAAATCCTAGTATACCAGAGGAACCTTCTGCTACTGTATCTTGGAAGTCGGAAACTTCTCCTAATAGATCATCTAAGTATAAATGAGTACCTCTCTTATCATTATTGGGTAGATTCTTTGCTGCCCAATGGAAGTTCTTTATCTTAGTCTTAACTCCCTCAAGTATACATATATACTTAATGAAGTAATTCAAACCTGTATCACTATTCTCTTGTACTGAACCTAATGAATCAGGTAAAGCTGCCATAAAATCTCCTAACATAGTATTCTTATTAAAAATTAGTAGAGGTATTAAGAATCGAACTTAATTTATTAGTACTAAAACTAATGTATAACCATTACCTCTGTGCAGTGTATTTATACTCATACACTAGGAGTTCTTATATTTGGATTACCTAAAGAGTCCTTTCTATCATAATATAGTTACTTCTTCAAACCTACTATTCCTAAGTACAATTATCTTGACTACTATATTATTAGGGAATAATATAATACCAAGTCTTTCATTCTTAATAGTTGCACCAGTTACATTCATTCTAATGTAATCCATAAAGACTTTCTTAGTACCTACACTTATAAATAAGTGTACAATAGGATGATGTTTAATAGCTACAAAGTCCAAGATAGCACTTTGTAGTTGTGAGAATACTTTATCCTCACCATCCTTATCATATGTAATTGAAATCTTTGTCATAATCATGATTTTTTTAAATATTACTACTAATAACTTTAGATATACATATTAGGAGTTGAATCTAAAACCCTCTAATTAAATACTCTAATCTATACCCATTTGAGCCTCAAGTAGGATTTGAACCCACGACATTCACTTTACAAAAGTGTTACTCTACCAACTGAGTTATTAAGGCAAATACTGAATCAACTTCACAGTCCATTCAGTTTTCTAATTAATCTAATAAATTATGAAATTATTGAATCCATGCAAATATAATGGTATTATCTGAACTGTGCAATAGTATTAATGTTTATTATAAATAAACCCCCATAATATTACTACTATGAGGGTTGGAATATATTGAGATATTTAAACAAAAAGGCTTAATACTTTGATGATATAATAGAATGGTCCAGTTAATAGTGATACTAATGATTCAAAGTGACATTTAAGTAGTAATGGTTTATCTATCTTATAGTCCTGCTTGATAAAGATATACTTACCAAATACATAGTTATGCTTAAATCTAGTTAGATAGGTAGTATATAATGCACTATCAATATCTATTCTACATATCATGTCCTCTTCATATATTTTACTTAGTAAGTAACCTATAGGATTCTGTGGAAATTGTATTATCCAGATTAGTATTTCTAATAGTTTATTCATACTGAATTATATATAAAAGACACCCCAGAGGGGCATCTTTTTAATCCCTCTATGACCTTGTTAGGCTTTACTTTTTAATTAATAATACCAGCAAACATCCCCGTTTAGGCTTATATTGTATATAATATATAGCAATATTACCCTTTTTCAGTCTTACATCATCTCTATAGTTATACAACTATCCTTAGTCTTCTCATCACTAAGTGGGGTATTTCCTGTGCTCCTTTGGCATACCCAAAATGTCTACTATTATTAATCTCTAGGTATTGTTCCTCCTATAATATGCTCTATTTGAGTATACTGATGCAAATATAGTCTGTAAATAGGTCATGTACAAACAATTAGACTTAAATAATGGTAAAAAATAATTTTTATTTTATTTCTAAAAATTGATGTGATATGTATAAGTGGATTATAAGGCAGCAAGACCCCCACCATCCTTTGGCATGAGGGGATATTCCCCCAGGCATAATCATTAAAAAAGAATTATCATGGCAGAACAAACATTAAAATTCTTGGCGAGTTATACAATCCCAGAATTTAGTACAAGAAATTTGAAGGAAGGTGAGAAGATTCATATCAATAGAGGTAAAGAATCTGGAAAACTATCTTTCACATGTGCAGGTATAAAGGGTGCAGTATCAGGAGATTCTATTCCTGAGAACCCAATGATCTCTAGTGTACAAGGTGATGGAGAACCATTCTGGTTAATCCATAATACACCAAGTAGTAATGTAGAAGAAATAGGCACTTTATAAGTGCTTATTTTTTACCTGTATTATCACCTATATCTACTATTTAATAGTAATATATTCACCTATATCTATAGATATATTTAGCAAGGCAATGTTAGATACACTATAGTAATATAGGTGAATTATCTATACTTATGGGTAATAATTGACTGATGGGGCTATAATAAACAGGTCTTATGGTTAGGGTTATATGTTATAGATTAATTATTTAATACTTAAAATCATGAAGAATATCTTTGTATTATTATCATTGTTGGTACTATTAACTATTTATATATTAACTCATTAATACTGTGTATTATGAATAAAGAAGAGATAAAAAGATTACTTAAAGTACTAAGTAATAAAGGGTATAGTCCTAAGTTATCTATAAAAGAACTACTTAAGTCCTACTTGACTTACCAAGATTTTGTATATATCTATGGGATAGAATCTTTCTAAGGACTATTCTGTTAGGGTTATATTGTGATAGTATTATTAGGGATACTACTTAAAGAGGGTATATTTCCTAGGTAATTGTATTCCTACTGTACTCCTATTACCTTTTACCTTAGGTAAGTAGAGTCTTATCTTTCTATATTTCTCTACTGGGGTAACATTAACTAAGTAAAATAGGACTTAATATTAGTAGTAACTAAGTCAATATACTATGTTTTAAATGAATAGTTTAATACATAATATATTGATTATTAGTACCTTTACTTATTACTTATTTCTATGTGATAATAGTAGATATTTAATAAGTTGGTACTAATAATTATTTAAAGTAAGTCCTTGTTTTACAGGTCTTATGTCCATAGTTATTACTGTCAATTAAGATAAGTTGTTACTATTATTAGTCACAACTATGCAAAGTTATTACATATAATAAGTACAATATTGATGAAGTATTAAGCAATACTGTAATGGTTATATGTACCTAATTGATTAGTTTGTTACTATTAATAAGCAAAAGTAATGATGAAACCTTATTATAGTTAGTAGATAATAACTAATAGAGTAAATTAATAGTGGGATTTAACTTTCAAAAAGTCCCACTCATAGTCATTCGTGGGACTTTTATATAAAATAAAGAGTTATTAGAAGATAAAGAATTATTTATTGCTAGGTTTATATTTGTGTAATATTAAAGGAGTAGAAGAATAAGTTTTAATTGAATTAATGCTTCAACTTTAGTCTGTTAAATGGCTGATAATGAGGGATGTATGTGTGTTTCATGAAAGAAATACCCCTAAATTAACCCATTTCTTCCGTTCCTTTAATTTTTATTCATATATAATATATAGCACTTTTAAACAAACAATAGTATGATACATTCAACAAATAATGAAGCCTTTGAATCAGTTTTAAGAGATAATACTACTAAAGATGGTAGATCTTTCTATGAAATATGGCTAAAAGGTGAACCTATAACAGATAAATCGGATCAAGAATTACTCATTAAAATAGCTCTTGAGCATGGTATAGTAGTAAAAATATCTAAGGTAGGAACATTTAATTTCTATCTTCATTAAGATATAAGATATTAATAATATACAGTATACACAGTTCAGTATTAATTAAACAATTAATCGCATGATTTCAAGTGTGAAGTTATGTTTTGATAAAAAGGTAGTGTATACTGTATTTTTCTACAATTTGGCATTTCAATCGTGTTTTTAGGGTATTGCTTGTGAAAGTAGTACCCTCTTTTATTTAATCAATTAAACTTATATATTATGTTATATATTGAAGAAAATGATACTATCACTATTAAACAAGGTGATAAAGTTATACTACAAATAGTAAAATCTGAACACACTAGATACTTTGGAGTAGATAATAAAGCTACTAAGAATATTAAGTATATTGCTACATTAAAACTGGCTATAGAAGCTTGTTATATATTCTGTACCTCTTATTATAGAGATAATAGAATAGAGGATTTTAAAGGTTATCCTTTATACTTAAAAACATTAAAACATTATGAGGACTAAAGATACATTATTATTTATACCTAGAGTACTTAGATTAGTATTCTGGATAGTATTTTCAAATGAAAAAACACTAAGGAATCCTCCTCAATGGGTAAAATCCTTTACAAAATTTAGATAGTATGATAGAACTAATTATAATAGTATCTCTATTATTTATAATATGGGGATATAGCAGATCAATAGGTCTTAAGGACTTCTTTTATAAAGACTAGATAAAATATAATCATTAGAGGACTAACTAGAATTGTAACTTAAATACACTCATATGTTTGCACAAAAGTAAATATTTAAGGGCATCTAGCCTCTAATGATTTATAATACAGCTCTCATTTCTTAATATTAATATAGATAGTTTTGTTGATTTCTGTATATATTAGATTAAGATTTGAGAGTTTAATTTATTAAAAATAATGAAGATGTATATATTTATAATACTATTTGGACTAACTATATTAGTTGGTTTATTATGTTATTCCTGTGTTAGTGCTAATCAACTTGATATACATCAATTAAGAGTAGAATCAGTTGAAACTAATATTATAACAGGAGAAGTATCAGGTTATTTCTATGACATGGATGCACAATCCTATGTTACATTGAAATATAATACTGAGCTATTTGGGATAAGTCTTCATGACTTTATGTTATTACCAAAGGATGTAGTTATACTACTTTCCTATGAAGAGAATACTTATAAATCTTATAATTATTAAAATGAAGAAATTATTAAAGTTTGTAGATAATCATGCTACTATTATTATGGCATTAGCTGTATTAATAGTAGCTATTGTAGCTTCATTAAGTACATTATACTTAGTGAATAGACAAAGTAAACCTAATCCTTTAAAGGATTATACAACTGTACAGATTGATAGTATTAATAGTACTATACATGATCTTAAGGCAGCTATTATTCTTACTAATGTTAGACAAGTGTCTATATATAATGTAGTAAAAGAATATATGACTCACAAAGAGCAGTATGATATGATTGATACTATCTTAAAATATGAAGGTAAGATTGATTCTATATTTATTAAAAAGGGAATTGAATAACTAATTAAAAACATTATTGAAATGGAAAATTTAAATAAAAAGGATTCTAAGGAATTAGAAACTATAGTAAAAAACTTTACAGCAGCTCTTAATAAATTTGAGGAAAATCATGAAGGATTTTCTTACTTCATGGTAATTGATGCTGGAGAATATGCACATGCAGGTATGTTAGGTATGGGTAGAGATATAGCAGAGTTATTATATTCAGTAGCTAAATCTAAACCTCAAATTGAAGGATTATTAATGTCTGCTGCAAAAAGAATTGCTATATCTGGAATAGATGAACAGCTAGAAAAGATAATAGGTCATATAGAAGAATCTAAAGCTAAAGAAAATTAGTATGTGTAGACAAAGATTTAATAGGAATGTTATTGCAAGCAGTGACATTCCAACTGTGAAACATAATTCACATATATCTTTTATAAGAGAATTTCATAGGGATCATTTTGTAGAAATACAAAATATCTCAGAGTCTCTTGGTGAAGTTATAACTAATAACTCATTAAAATTATATGAGTTAGGAGTATATACTTCTATACAACAGTTTAGAAGTAAGAGAACATTACAAAAAGTATAATATGTATATAGCATTAGTATTAACAGAAGCCTCACGGGATTATTTATTAGGGAAACTTGATAAAATTATACCTTGTATATGTCACCATGTTACTTTATTACCCCCTGGAAAGTCTAATAAAAAAGTAGAGGATTTTTATGAATTACATAAAGATGAACACTTTGATATAAGAGTTACAGGGGCTGGTTGTAATAGCAAGGTATATGCTTTAAAAGTGGATTTATTAGGTATACCCTATGATAATGAACAACCTCATATAACACTATGTTGTTATAATAATGGTAAGCCAAAAGATAGTAATAATATTACTGAATGGCATAAAGTTCCCACATATCCTATAACAATTGAAGGTATTTTAAAAAAGATCAAATAATGAAAAGATTATTATTATTAGTCATAGGTATACTAAGTATATCTATGACTTATGCACAGAGTTCTACTATAATCAATTATAAGGTAGAATCCTGCTGCTACACTACTAATAGTAGTAATACTACATGGAGTGATTGGAAGCCACTTAATACTACTGCACAGTTAAATTGTAATACTAAGAGATTGATTCTTAATGTACAAAAGCAGCAGATAGTAGATTACACTGGATTCACAGAAACTCAGAATAAGGATTTCTATATGTTCTATAGTATAGCAACAGATACTGACTATAAAACTATAGGAATAGATATTTATATCTCTAAGATTTCTCCTGACTTAGTATACTTGACTATTAAATATAATGATTACTGGTTCATGTATTATATGAGACAAATATGATGGAACTTATTAAACAAAAAGATGCTATTAGTACTCTACAAAGAGTATTAATAGAGAAGATTGATGAAGATCCTTTAGCAGTTAGTATTCTAAATGATATACAAGAAAGTATTTCAGAAGAAATTGCTGAGGGTAATACTAGGATAGATTATAGAGTAACTAGTGTTTGTTCTGATACTAATCTTAGATATATCAGGGATTTAATTAGTACTCTAGGTTATCAGGTAATCTTGAGTGAAAGATCTTTTATTATAAATTTATTTTAATTGTAAGGATACTCAGAGTAATCTGGGTATCTTTGCGTCAGTATAATTAATAAGGGGGTGGTTTAGCGTTTGATTATTATTCATTTTATAAGTAAACATGCAAAGAGGGCATACTCTTTAAAAATAGCAAATCATAAGTGCAAAGAATAACATTCTTTCCATGAGTTTTCCTACAATGCAAATTGCAGCTTAACTTATCTGGTTATCACTAACCAAGGAACATAAAAGTGGTAAATACAGTTCTGTATATCCGCTGTGAATAATTAAATAGATATAATGGTGGAGCTTAAACCAGTCAACTCTGGTAGTCTTGTATAATGACTCTAATCTTATACTAAGCATGTAAATAATTTATTTATAAGAGATTAATAAGACCTGGGGGCGGATCCCAGCACCTCCACAATAAGCTGATTATCAGCAAGTAATAATAACTACCTAATATATAATAATCCTCATATAATAGGGGTGGATATATGAATCTTTTGAAAGATAAAGTGTCAATGAAAGAAGGTAGTTATTTTATATTTAAAACTAATTATTATGAGTTATAAACATCCTACTTGTACAGAGATACTGGAAAGGGCTGCCCCTAATAGTTCTATAAATATTATGGAAATAAAATTACCTGATAATCCTACATGGGGGCAAATAGTTCAAGTTAAAGCAAACCTTCCTTTAAGAGTATTCTCTAAGAAGAGAATAATGAGGAATAAAAAAGGAACTGAATTTACCAAAGAGATTAACTTACCAGAAGGTTATACTTATAGTTTTATATATTATAGAGTTAATTGGTGGGGATATACTTGGTGTAAAAATTAAATAATTATGGGTAGGAAATTATATGTAGCAAGAGATAAAGATGATAGATTATTTCTATTTTCGGGATTAAAACCTATAAGATATGTTGATCCTATTAGTCCTAATAATGTTCCAACTGATATTGATGAGTGTTATTGGACTTGTCAAGAAAGTATCTCTTCAGATACTGATACTGAGGTAATGTTATTATCTAGTAAGTTATTCCCTAATGTAAAATGGGAAGATAAAGAACCTACTGAAGTAGTATTAATGGAAGTAGTAAGAAATGATATTATGAATATTATTGATTAATTATTATGTATATTGTAATAAAGAATAGTGTAACAAATATCTGTTATTCACTAGACGAAGTAATAGAATTATTTGATTGGAATATATCTAGTAATAATATAATAACTGTGGATGGTAGAGTATATAACCATATTTATCCTAGTGAATGGTCTCCTAATGAAATTAAAAGGGATATAGTACTATCAGGATTATTAGGAAGGGCTATTCCTGGGTTAAGTATTTATAAAGCAACAAAGATATGATAAAAGAAAGACAAATAGGAGAGATATTCTATAGTAATTTAGCTAAATGCTGGGTTGTTGTAAAGGAATTTGACGGGAGATTAGGAACTTATACTTGTAAAGGTTCCTGTATCTATTATCAAACTGCTAAGTGTGATATAAGAGAAATGAAATCAAGTATACATTGTCAAACTCCCCAAAGGTCTGATAAACATGAAATAATATTTACTAAAATACCAGAAGTTACAATTATCAATGAACATAATCTGGTAGAAGGAGAATATTTTATTTTTAATAATAGAATATATAAGACTGTGAAATATGGTAATATTAAAGACACATTCATTGCTGCAATACCAGATAATGTTACAAAGGATAATATATTATATCGTTATACAGGTGCTGATGTAAATAGATTGGTATTTAAGTTTATACAAAAATGTGATAATAAAATTAATAATATGGAAGAGGGTATAGTAAAACTAACTTTAGAAAAAGCTAAAGAGTATTATAATGGTACTAATGAAGCATTAAAAGAAATTGCTAAACAAGCTTTTAATGAAGATAAATTAAAAGGTGATTCCTGGGAAAGCCATTTTATCAATACCAATGGTTGCATGAATGGGTTTGTGATTAATACAATTGGATCAATTGTTGCTACTCATGATACTGAAGTTGGTATTGATTCTAAAAGAATCTTTAAAACTCAAAAACAAGCTTTATCAGCATTAGCCTATGCACAATTAACTCAATTAATGGCACTACCAGAGTATAATGGAGATTGGCAACCTATTTGGGATCTAGGTTCTATTAAATACTGTATATATGCTAGTTTTCATAGTTTAATCATACGTAATTACCATCATGAGAGGAATTTTATAGCATTTAAAAATGCAGGGATTAGAGATAAGTTTCTACAAAACTTTGAACCGTTATTAAAACAGTATTTTCAAATAGATTAATATTATGGAAAGAGTAATTGGGGATAAGTTTACTTATAGGAATAATACTCTTCAAGTTATTAAAAGAATTGGGTGTGACAAATGTTTTTTTAAGAATGATAAGGGGAGTTGTGATGAATCCAGTCATGTTTCTATAACTGGTAGATGTACTAGTGGAAGTAGAAAAGATAATGTTGGAGTACAATTTATAAAAGTAAATAATATGGAAGAAAAAAGAAATATTAAGGTAGATTTATCTACTGCAAAAGAATGGTATAAAGGTGATAATATCACTCTTAAAACATTAGCTATTCAGGCTTATCCTGAATTAAAAGAGCCTGTTATTAAAACATGGGTAGACCTTGAAAATTGTCATAAAAGTATTAAAGGATACTTTATTAATAGTATGTATTCTGCAATAGAAGCTAATGAAAATACTGCAAGTGAGTTTACTAAAGGCTTGTTTACAAACAAACCTCAGGCAAAGTCTGCTTTAGCTATGTCTCAAATAAGTCAATTAATACCTTATTATGGGGGAGAAATTACTAATAAAGAGTGGATTAATACTGATATAAGAAAATATGTTATAAAGAGAATGGGGGTTCAACTTTATTTTGAGGAAGTCTTTGTAACTGGTTATGAGTATTTAGCTTTTCATAATAAAGAACAACGAAATTCTTTCTTAAAGAATAATGAACAATTAGTCAAGGATTATCTAATGATTGATTAATATGGAAGCAACTAAAAAACAATTAATGGTTATATATTTTATAGCAAGAGAATTAGAATATTATTCTCAATCTAGAGATATTACCTCTCCATCAAATGTAACCTCCCTTAGAAGTGCAATGGATAATGATAAAATGACTGAAAATTTACCTGAAAATACAAAGGATGAAATTGAGAAGGTATTGAGAGATACCTGGTCATTAATACTTAAAATAAAATAGTACATTAGAATTAAATAAATAAAAAATTATGGAAACAAAAATGACAGTGACTTATTCAGTACCAGGTATTATTAAGTTAATCCAAGAAAAGGTTCAAACTAAAGAAGGCGAAGAATTGATTACAAAGAAAGTAGATAGTCCTGCATCTCAAGTAATTAATATGAGTGAGGAAACTTATCAGTATTATACTAGTGGTGCAGTACCTGAGAGATACTTAAGAACATGTCATAAACCCTGGAGTATATTAACTCCTGAAGAGAGGCTTAATTGGCATTTAAGTGAAATACAGTATGATCTACATGCTACAAGTTTTAGCAAGGTTGTATATAATTAAATAATCTAAGTAGGGTATAGAAATATATCCTACTTACTAAATTATAATAATATGGGATTAAAGTTTATAATAGTTGTAGTAGTATTACTCTTTATGAGTTACTTCTGCATATTACCATCTTTTTCATTAATAAAAGAAGGTAAAGAGTATCATTTATATCTATATTATCATGATTTTAATCTCATAAAAAGGAGAATAAAAATCTTTTAATATGATGATATTAATAACCACAATAGCTTTTAATATTAGTATATTTAAATTTCCCTTTTACCAGCATAAAGATACTATAATGAAGATAGAGTATCCTTCATTCTTACAGGAACCATTAAATGATTCTACTTTGTATGAAGCCCTCTGTTTTTATGATGTACCTAATCCTAAAATAGTACTAGCTCAGGCTAAACTTGAATCAGGTAATTTTACATCAAGACTTACCAAAAATAATAATAATCCATTTGGATTATATAATTCAAAAACAAAACAATTTTATCATTTCAAACATTGGGCATATGCAGTTTTATTCTATAAAGAGAATATTAGTAATAAATATAAAGGGGGTAACTACTTTAAGTTTTTGGAAGATTTGGGATATGCTGAAGATCCTTTGTATAATGATAAATTAAAAGAAATAAGATATGGATAGGGAATCAATATTAGATAAGGTTAAGAATTTAAGTAAGAGTAATCCAAATATAATATTGCAGTTTGCAACAGGCACAGGTAAATCAAAGTGTGCTTTGTCATTAATAGATTATTGGCAGGCTAAAAAGATATTACTTTGTGTAGCTGAAACTGCACATAAAACTAATTGGAAGAAAGAATTTATTAAATGGAAAGTAGATATACCAGATAATCTAGTAATAATAACCTATCAGAGTTTGCATAAGTATGAGAATACCTCATGGGATTTAATAATATTTGATGAGGCTCATCATTTGAATACAGATAAGAGACTAATGATTCTATCTACCCTAAAAGCTAATAATATAGTAGCACTATCAGCAACTCTTACAGATGATTGCAAGAATGCATTAAATACTAGTACAAAGAAGAGGTTCTATGTGTATACAATTACTTTAAAAGATGCTATAGAGAATGATATACTACCATCACCTGAATTAAAGATAGTTCCACTCACTTTGAATAATACAATTAGATCACAGAGTTATGATATAACCTATGGTAATTCCTCTATTAAGAAGGTATTTGAGTGTAATTATCCTAATAGATGGGATTATATGGCTAAAGCATTTAAGTTGAAAAATCCTAACTCTAAGATCATTGTGAGGTGTACTGAATTTGAGAAGTATACTATTATTGATGAGAAGTGCAATTATTATAAGAGAATGTATAATAATATGCATAGTGATAGATATTTACAGAGTATGCTTAGAGCAGGACTTGAGAGAAAAAGGTATTTAGGGGATTTAAAGACTGAGGCAGTAAGAAGTATTCTTAGTACTTTAACTAAGAAGAAAACCATATGCTTTTGCTCTTCTATAATACAAGCAATGTGTATTAATGACAAGTGTGCCATATACTCAGGTAAACCTAATTCACAGTATCTTATAGATAAGTTTGATAAGGGGGAAATTAAGCAGCTATTAATGGTTAATATGCTTAAGGAAGGTCAGAATCTTAATAATGTAGAAGCTAGTATTATTACCCAATTGGATGGTACAACATTAGCTTTTATACAGAAAGTTGGTAGAGTATTAAGAGCCAAAGATCCTATTCAATATATACTTTATTACAAGAATACTAGAGATGAGGAATATCTGGAGAAGGCTCTACAAAACTTTTAAATATGAAGACAATAACATTAAACTCTCAAGTAATTGAGAAAAGTGGAATCTCTGTATCTGAAGTAATTACTCTTTTAACTCTAGTAAATCATATAGATATACCTGCCTCTTTAATGCAATTACAGACCAAGGGATTGATAAGTCCTAGTTATACTACAATAGCAGATAGAGTAGTACAATCAGGTTATTTTGTAACTAATAAAGGATGTACTTTATTAGAAACAGTACTACTGGATTCTGACAGATTAACTGGCTCCCCTATTATTACTGATAGAATAGATACTTTAGTTGCACAACTACAAGCATTCTTTCCTAAAGGTAAAAAGGATGGAACTACATTCTATTGGAGGGGTAATAAGCCTGATATTAGAAGAAAACTACAATCCTTTTTTAAAAGGTATGGAGATATTTATAGTGACACACAAATATTAAAAGCAACTGAAGAGTATGTGCATTCCTTTAATGGAGACTATAGATATATGAGGTTATTACAATACTTTATATGGAAAGATGATATTAAAGGTGGAATAAGAGTGTCTGTATCAGAACTTGCTTCTTACATAGAGAATGCAGGACAGGAAGATAATAATAATTCAGATTGGACTAAAACATTGTTATGAGTATATATGAAAGAGTAATACTACGAATAAAGACTAGAAGAGAGAGGGTTCTTAATGGTGATATTAATTGTATTCCATCCCCATTTAAGAGGTTTACAAGAGATTTTATTGGGGTAGAACAAGGCAAGTATTACCTTATTACTGCTGCCACAAAAGCTTTTAAAACTCAGTTTACATCATTTCTTTTTATATATAACTCAGTATTGTATGCTTATAATCATGTAGGTAAAATCAAGATTAAGATTAAATATTTTCCTTTAGAGGAAACCTCTGATGCTATTATTGATAGATTTATATGTCACTTACTTTATGAGTATACAGAACATAAAATAAGAATTAATAGATCTAACTTATTATCAACTGATGAGAAAAATCCTGTACCTGAGGAGGTATTAAAACTATTGGAAGAGGATGATGCTATAAAAGATATAATAGAATACTTTATCTCTTGTATTGATTTTAGTTATACATCAAATCCAACAGGTATTTATAAGGAATGCTGTGCATATGCTAAAGAGAATGGTACTATTCATTATAAGGAAGCCAAAGTAACTGATGAATTTACAGGTCAAATAAAGACTATAGAAGCCTTTGATAGATATACTCCTAATGATCCTAATTTATATGTATTAGTATATATAGATCACTTAGCTAGAGTTAGTACTGAGTCTGGTAAAGACCAAAGACAAAGTATGAATAAGGTAAGTGAATATATGATCTTATTAAGAGATAGATATAACTTTACTCCTGTAGTTATTCAGCAACAGATTCCTGAACAAATGGAAAACTATAAACTTAGTAAGTTAAAACCTTCTGTAGGAAGTCTTGGTGATGCAAAAGATTCTGGCAGAGATTGTAATATGATACTAGGTTTATTTGCCCCTTTTAGATATGAGATAAAGGATTATATGGGTTATGATATAACTAAGTTAAGGAAGAATATTCTATTCCTAGAATGTATTGTAAATAGAGATGGTGATGATGGTGATATTGTACCACTATTTGTAGATGGTGCAGTAAGTTATTTTGATGAATTACCTCCACCAGATAATCCTGCAATGAAAAATGTCTATGAACATATTAAAAGACTCAAGGGAGGTAGATTATCTTTTTCTTTCTTTAGGGGTATATTTGGAAATAAGAATTATTAATAAGTAAATAAAAAATGGCAAGAATTTTAGTATTAGCAAAATCAGGTTTTGGTAAAACCTCCTCCTATTGTAGAAGAGATAAGTTAGGAATTAAAGGACTAGATCCTAGTGAGACTTATGTCATACAATGTATTAACAGAGCAATTCCTTCTCCTGATTATAAACTTACCCCAGTAGATAAGGTAGAACAGGGGAATAGAGTACAAATAGGGGATATAAGTGGGTTAGATAGGTTTAAAAAGTTAGCAGAGGTTATTACTACCTTATCTGTAAAAGAATCACCTTTCAAGAATATAATAATTGATGATTTTAATTATTTAAGTCAGGATTATTATATGGCAAATTCAATGAAGGGGGGATGGCAAACTCCTAAGGATATTGGATGGGGAATGGGTGTAATCTTTGAAGCAATGATGAAAGTACCTGAGTCTAAAAATATCATATGTTTAGCTCATTATGAAGAATATAAGGACAAGAATGGTGATTCAATCTCTTATAAATTCAAGAGTACTGGTAATATGGTTGATGCCTATATAACTCCTGAAGGTAAATTTGATATTATCCTATATGGTAAACAAGGATGGGATGATACAAAGAAGATTCCTATTAAGCAATTTGTAATCAATTTTGATGGAGAATATCCTGCAAAGGATTCAATTGGTGTACTAGATGATCTACCTATTTATATCCCAAATGATTTATCTATAGTAGTAGATAAACTAAAGAAATATTACAATCAATAATGAATAGAGATGATATACTTAACTATATAAATAGTAACAATCAGGTGTTATTAATACACCATTATTGCATGGATATGGGTAAAACTCCTAGTGCTATACACTTATTTATACAGTGCTTATTATTAAAACAAACACTAATGGAGTACTGCTATATCTATGCAAAGAGCTACTATATAAAGAAGTATAATATCCTCTATAACAAACAACTTTTAAAATTTATTTAATTATGTCTTTAACAAGAAATCAAATTGCAATTTGCAAAAGATCTTACAAAAATGTAGCAACTCTTATTAAAAATAGAGATAAACTTAACAAGTTAATTACTACAAAACAAACAGAATTGGAGAATACACTTTCAGAAATTGAAGGTTTCGAGGCTCCTATTAAAACAATGACTGGTGGTTATACCTCAGAAGAAGTATTGAATGGTACTTATGATGCTGCACAAGAGAAAGCTGCTATTGAAGAGGGTGCAACTGTAGGTCAAATTGACGCATCTAATGATGCCCCAGTAGTTAATAATACAGAAGATACTGTAGATACTACTAAGGATCCTACTAAAACAGAGGATACTAAAGCAGATCCTGTTGAAGAGGATAATTCTGCTAAAGAGACCTCTTGGGTTAATGCAGGTAACTAATAATAGTACAGAGTAATCAATATTAATATAATAAAAATTTATAATTATGACAATTAAAGTAGGTAGTAAATCAGAAGAAATTATCATTAAGAAATATGAAGGTATTGCAGCTATGAAAGTAGTAGCAGTTAATCCTACAAGTGTAGAACTTGCTAAACTATTTAATAGGGCAGAGTCTGAGAATCCTCCTATTTATACAGGACTTAATGATAAACAGGAGAAACAAGTATATATCAAATTCTGGTGTAAAACTGATGTAAGTTCTCAAACAAATAACGGTATTGAGCTAATTACTCCTGTAAGTTTTAGTCTGACAGAGGTATTTAATACTTCCAATGATGGTACTAAAGTGCAGGTTATTGACAAATATGGTAGAACTGCTTGGGTAACCAAGGAGCAATTCCAGAATAAAGAAGTACCTGTTTATTCTAATGGTCCAGCTAACATAGATAAAGACTATGTAGCATGTTACAAGGGTCAGGAACAACTTACTCAGTTTATAATTAAATGGGGTAATGTACCTTCTGTACAAAAGTATGATAGTAATACTAAAGTATGGTCATTGGTAGAAAATCCTGAAGACTCTGAGGCTACTTTGGATATGAAGAAACTATTTGCAGAGGATTTTAGTGAGTTGAAAGACTTACAAAAACTTCTTGCTGAATATTCATTCAAAGCTGCAATTGGAGTAAGAACTGCTGACAATGGTAATTTATACCAGAGCTGCTATAATAACTTCTTCTTAAAAAACTCAGCTACTAATTATAAGAAGTTGACAGATGAAATTGCAGCTTCACAAAATGGTGGAGGTTATCCAAATACTGTATTTTCTACAGAGCCTCTTCACGAGTATGTAGCAGCTACAAGTTTTGATACTCCTGCACAGGGAACTGAAAATAAGTGGGCAAACTTTAATAAATAAGCATTAATATATGAAGCCAGGAGAATTATTAGTAATAAAGGATCAGATACTGTCCTATATACAGGAATCTGATATAGTTTTTAACTACTTTAATATTAAGGAACTCCCTACTGTTATTACCTCACCTATAAGAAAGGATGAAAACCCTTCTTTTGGAATATTCTTAACTAGTGATAATAAAATTAGATATAGAGATTTCAGTACAGGTGAAAAGGGTGATATATGGGATTTACTTGGAATTTATTTTGGTTTATCATACTC